ATGCCTACGAGGGGCGCCGAGCGGGCCTCGGGGAGTACGCCCCCACCCCCTTGCTCAGGGGCGCCACTCTCGGTGCGTCTCGTACGTGACGCCCGGCGTCGGGTGCAGCCCGTCGGTCGGCAGGCTGTCGCCCTTGTCGCGGTTGCACATCCTGTGCATGGCTTGGATGTTGTCGAGCGTGTCCGAGCCACCGCGGGCGAGCGGGGTTATGTGGTCGATCTGAAACGAGAGCGGGTCGAGGTGATGCGCCTCGTAGTCGATCGGCAGGCCGCACGCTGCGCAGTCGTCGCCGTCTCGACGCTTAGCGCGCCTGAACCGCTCACGCCGCGCAGTGTTGCGACCCTCGCTCACCAGTCGTAGGGCTCGTATGCAGCAGGCTTGGCGGCCTCGTCCTCGGGCCTACGTGCAGCCTTGCGGTTGGCCTCGACTGCGTTGACTGGTGCGTACTCGGTGCGCACGTGTGCATCTGCTGCACCCTGTGCGTTGGTGTGCAGCGCAGCGTTGCGCTGTGCACGCGCAGCCTGTGCACGGGCCTGCTCTGCAGCGTGCACCTGTGCAGCCTGTGCAGCAGCGTCCTGTGCAGCAGCGTCGCCCTGTGCGGGGGCCTCGGTGTCGTGCTCACTCATGTGCGTACCTCTCAGAACTTGATGCCGTTGAACGGGAAGGGCAGCCCCGCGAACACGTCGGCCAGGGCCTTGCGCAGCAGGACGATGATTGCGTCGCTCAGGTGCGACAGATCGGGCAGCTTGGCGAGCAGCTCCTCGTCGAGGTCGCTCAGATCGGGCAGCTTGGCGAGCACGGCGTCGACCAGGTGGTCGGCCAGCTCGGGCAGCGCCTCGCGCAATTCCTGCGCCAGCCGCTCGGCGATGATCGGGGCCGCCGCCGCAGCGATCGCGGCGAGAATCTTCGGGATCATGCGGGGGCCTCTCGTCGAAGTTGGGGTGCCCGCCGTGCACGCCGCGCCCGAGGGCCTACGGGTGACCAGCCACGCGGCAAGGGGGCCGCAGCGGCATCGGCGGGCGTGACGTCGACCGGCGCGCACGCGCAGCCAGGAGGATCGACGCCGGGAATGAGAAACGGCCCCGCTGCCCTTGTGGGGTCTGCGAGGCCGTTTAGGCACAGTTGTGCTAGTGCGATTGGCAGTCTAAAAGCGACGCGCAGCAATCGCGCCGAATGTGCGCGCGTTTGCACCGCAACGCAAAACGCCCCGCCGTAGCGGGGCGTCTGCGCAGGTGGCGCTAGCTGCGACCGTTGTTGCGCACGCGGCCGAGCCAGTACCCGTCTGCGCGGCTGTACTTCACCTCGGCGCCGCGCGAGGCGACCATGTAGGCGTCGGCGGCCAGGGCCTCGCCACCGGCGGCGACGAGATCCCGCTCGGTGGCGGCAGACTCGCGCGTGGTCGCGCCGATCTGTGCGAGCGCGGCCATCACTCGATCCTTGGTGGCGTAGTACGTGGCGAGATCCATCATGTTGGGCTCCTATCCCGTTGGTGTGTTGCTATGCATACAGTAGCACGATTGTTGGCGGGCAGACAACGCAAAACGCCCCGCCGTGGCGGCCCGGCGGGGCGTTCTGGTCTGTGTCGTCTAGCGCACCTCAATCTCGTCGTGTCCGGTCTTTGCCTCGTGCCTGTCGGCCGCGATCGCGGCGTCGAGGTGGCGGTCGGCGCTGGCGAACCATCCGCAGGTGTTGCAATCTGCGGCGGCCATCAGAGCGGCATCCGATCGGCAAGACCGTTGATCTTGTCGAGGCGGTTGGCCTCTCGGAGAATCCGAACCTTGACCATTTCCAGCCGGTCAAGCTCGGGCCAGAGTGCGTGCTCCTCGGCCGACTCGCTGCCGTGGTCGCGCTTGGCGTCGAGCCAAGCCTCGGTAGCGGCGTTCAGTTTCGGCTGAACCTCGGCCAGTCCCTTGGCAAGTTCCTCGTAGGTGTACGAGGACCAGGGGGCGGGGTAGCGAGAAATAAGCATTGTGGGCTCCTATCCACTGTCACTGTTGAGTTTTCAAGTCCCTCGGCGCTGGCTGCGCTGTTGGTATGCATACAGTAACACGACTGTTGGTAGGTGCACAACTCGGACAGCAAAACGCCCCCGACCTGTGCAGATCGGGGGCGCCTCGCGTGGACGGGTCAGGCTGCGGCGCTGGCTCCCCCGTCAGCCGCCGAACCTGCGCCGTCCGTCCCATCACCCTGCGCGGCACCCCTCGGGCCGTCTACGGGGCTAGGGGCGCTCGTGTCGGCCTCGCCAGCGCCGGTGCTCGGCGAGCTGGCGGCCGGTGCCTCGACGTCGGCCTCGACGCCCTCGGGCTCGACGCCCACCTTGCCGGGCTTGGCGATCGGCGACAGGCGCACCTCGTCGTGCTTGGCGGGCTTGGCCGCCGCGGGCTCGTCGCCCTGGTCGTCGTCGGCGTCGCTCACCGGGGCCACCGTGGGCACGGTCGCGGGCCGGGGCTCGGGCACCTCGATCGCGGGGCGCGGCGCCGGTGCGGGCTCCGCGGGCTTGGCATCGTTGCGCGAGTACCCGCTGTCGACGATCGGCTTGAGCGCGGCCTCGATCGGCGCGAGGACGTGCTCGGGCACGCCCAGATCCCGCAGCACCTGCAGCAGCGGCAGGTGCGCCGTCGCCACGAGGTAGCTCGTCGTCTTGCCGCCCAGGCCGTTGGTCGTCTCGGTCACGTGATCCGCGGGCACCTCGTCGAGGTCGACGTCGGCGTAATCGGTGCGGGCGTGCACGTAGACGATCCCGGCGACCGCGTTGGCGATCGAGAGCAGGTTGAACCTGTCGGGGTAGTCGGCGAACCCGTCGTACTCGTGGGTGACGTACACCGTGTCCCACGGCACCTCGGGGGCGTGCACCACGGTGACGCCGACGCCCGGCAGGTGCAGGCCGCCGGGCAGCAGGCGCATGACACCGCCGTACGGGTTGGACGGGTCGCCGATCGCCACGAACTTGATCGAGCCCGCCGGGGGCCGCTCGGCCTCGGGCAGCGCCATGAGACGGGCCTTCTCGACGGCGATCACGAGGGCGCCCTGCGAGATACCGGCGACGGTCATCACGCCCTCGCGCTGCGCGATCAGCCGGTCGAGCTGGTCGGCGCCCGCGCTGATCGAGGCATCCATGAACACCGGCGAGCCGGGGTAGGCGACGTTCACCTCGGGGCCGCCGCCGGTGTACGGCAGGTGCCACGGCGCCGGGTGCGGGTTGAGGCCCGCGCCGGTGCCGCCGATCGTGACGACGGTCGCGGCGGCGACGGGGGCTGCGAGCAGGGATGCGGCGACGGCCGCTAGGGCGAGCTTGGGGGCGAGGGGGATTCTCATACGGCGCAGCGTAACCCACGCCCGCGACACGTGCTGTCTGCGGGTGTACACACTGTCTGTCTGCAGATACACAAACGCCCCCGACCAGGTGGTCGAGGGCGCTGCGGGGTTGTGGCTACCGCCACCAGCCCTTGCCGAGTTTCGGCTCGCACTGCTTGTAGATTTTCAGCGCGACATACCCGTCGAGGCTCGGGTGACGGCCGATCGGCACCATGATCCCGTCGAGGCTGTACAGCTCGTGGTTGCCGCCCTGTCGGTCCAGCTCAAACGGCACGCCCGCCGCCTTGGCGGCCTTGCGGATCTTGGCGATAACCTCGGTGCGCTTCGGCATGTTGTGGGCTCCTATCCCGTCGGCGTTGTTGACATGCATACAGTAACACGACGGGTGTTGCCATGCCAACACAAAACGCCCCCGACCCGATCGGGGCCGAGGGCGCTGCGGGGCTGGCGAGGTCAGCCGGTGTGCATCACGGTGACGGCCACCGCGGTCGCGGGCACGTCGAGGTAGGTGGCGATCAGATCGCGCGCCATAGGCTCGATCTCGTCGTCAGTGCGGGCCTGCGTGGTCTGGTCGATCTCGGGCACGTACACGACCCAATACCGCTCGCCACGCGAGACACGAGCGGTGTACGTCGTCGGTTCATCCATGCCCGCCAGCGTACCGCGCGCGGCGTGCTCAGATCGCCACCAGGACAGCAGAACGCCCCCGCTGGTGTGTCCGGTGCGGGGGCGCTGTGCGGGCCGTACAGCGGGCGCTCAGTCGCGCCAGCCGAGCGACGCGCGGATCGCGGCCAGCTCGACGATCCGGTCGAAGTCGTCGCGGGTGATGAACGCCCACGACTCGACGGCGTACTCGCCACGGCCGTACGTCGTGTCGGCGACCTTGCGGCCGAGCTTGACGTGCATCATGCGCAGCGGCGAGCCCTCGGGCACGTCGTGCTCGGCACCCTTGGCGAACACCTCGACCGGGCCGTCGACACCGATCGTCACGCCCGTGACGAACCCGTGCACGGCGCTGGCGTTGTCGGCGCGGTCGACGTCATAGTCGAGGTTGAAGCTCAGGCCCTCGGTGGCGTTGAGAGTGTTCATGTTGGGCTCCTATCCCTTGGCGTTGTTGCCATGCATACAGTAACACGGGTGTTGGTGCGCATACAAGTCGGCGCCCCGACCCGTAGGCCGAGGCGCCGCAGCGCGCGGCTACGCGACGCCGAGCCATTCCTCGACGGTCACGTGCTCAGCGAGGCGCAGCTCGCCCACGGGCACGTAGTGGTACCGCACGCCGTCGTACAGGCACGCGACGCCGTCGTGCACCGAACCGCCGAACGATCCCGCGTCGAGCGCGCCGTCGGCGCCAACCCATGCGTAGGAGGTACCGGCGACGAGTGCGGAGGTGGCGGCCATGTTGAGCCCCTTTCGGTTGAGCGAGGCGGGCGCCTCGCTGTTGGTACCCATACAGTAGCACGGTTGTTGGCAGGCATACAACTCGGCGCCCCGACCCGCAGGCCGAGGCGCCGACGTGCAGCAGATCAGGCGATCACGCCAGCCTCGCGGTACTGCGCCAGCTTGGCGCGCACGCCCTGCCCGAACGCCCGGCGGTTGGCCGCGGACAGCTCGACGGCCGGGCTGTCGGCCGCGAGCAGCGCCAGGGCCTTGCGCACCCGCGCGAGATCCGTGCCAGCGTGCCGGGCGACCTCGGGGCGCGTGGCGTACGCCTGCCCGTTGACGGCCCAACGCTCGGCGATCATCGCGGCGGCCTCGCTGCGTGACATGGTGCGGGACATGGCAACCCCTTTCGGGTCGGCCGGGGGCGCGGATCGCCCCCGGCGGGGAGAGTGTGTTACGAGCGGCCGAGCGAGGCGTATTCGGCTGCGGCCCAGCCCATGCAGGCGTGCCGGTCGACGGTCAGTGTGTCGGGCACGATCCCCTCGGCGCAGGCCCAGTCGAGCACCTCGTCGAGCTTCTCGCGGTTGAGAAAGGCATCCTTGCCGATCCCGTAGGCGCGGCGCTCGTGCTCGGTCATCTCGTACATGTGGGCTCCTATCCCTTGGCGTTGTTGCCATGCATACAGTAACACCCGCGCTGTATGCATGTCAACACGACAGCAGAACGCCCCCGACACGAATGCCGAGGGCGTTTGCTGGCTTTCCAGCCGTACTCGTTTGACCAGCGGTTACGGGCTCGCCGGCATCAGTGCCGGCCGGTAGCTGGCTCGCCGAACACCTCGGCCAGCCGCTCGCGCTTCTCCCGCTGCACCTCGGCCTCGCACCGCTCGATCAGCGGCTTGAGCACCAGGTCGACGAGGTTGCGGCGCTGCTGCTCGGTCACGCCCGTGACGCTCACGGGGCCACCGCGGCGACACCCTCAAACACGATCCAGACCATTGACGCCACGTACTCGCCGAGCCCCTCAACGCTGCGCAGGGCCGCCGCTGCCTTGAGCCCGTCGGGATTCTGCAGGTACGCCGAGGCCACCGCGTCGCGGCGGGTACCGCGCCAGACCTCGTGCACCTCGACCGCGACGAGCCCCTCGGCCTCGGCCGCCCGCTGCAGCGCCTTGTGCGCACTCTCGGCGACGATCTGCTCGAACACGTCGGCGCCCATCTCGTCGATCATCTGCGGGCTGTAGGACTGCGTGCACACGAGCTGCTCGCCTACCTTCTCGCCGACGGCGAACGCCCACCGCGGGCCGGTCGCCAGCCGGTTGGGCTTGAGCCGGTACGTCACGGTGTTGCGCTGCGGCTGGTCCCATGTGCCGCCGTACGTCTGCACGTCGAACAGGAACGCGGGCCGCTCGTCGTCGCCCTGCCCGTAGTGCGCCGACGGCACCTGCCGCACCTGCCCGGCGAGCGGGCCGTCGAGGAACAGCGCCTCAGCCACGCCACACCGCCCCGAACCAATCGAGCTGGCGGCGAGCCCACCGGCGCCACGACTCACGCTCGATCGGGAACGTGTACACGTGCACGAACTCGCTCGACCACAGCCGCACCACGGGGCCGCTCGTGCGCCCGTACTGCCACGAGGTCACGACGTCCCACCGATCGAGCACACCCTCGACGACAGCCCAGCCAGCTCGCCGGGCGTACGCGACGATCACGGGCCACCGCAGGCGCTCGGACAGCACCGCGGCGACGACGAGCACCAGGGCGCGCAGCGCGTCCCACAGATCGACCAGGGCCTCGCCGACGGTCGGCCGGGCCGGGCGCACGTCGATCCCGAACACGAGCTGCATGGCGACCGCGTACCGCTCGTCGACAGCACCGCGGCGGCGCAGCCTGTCGGCGGCCGTGCGGCGCGGCGCGGGCTTGCCGGTGTACCAACTGCTGTAGTCGAACGGGACTGTGAGCGTGGCGCTCTGCTGCAGCGTGCGGATGGTCTTGCCTTCCCATGCGGGCATGTCGCCCTCGTCGTATTTGATCTTGATACCGTCGTCGGCGATCCGGCCGACGTCGGCGAACCCCTCGGGCACGTCGGCGTACATGTCATCGCCTCGCATCGCGCACCACCTCGCGGGGCCGCACGATCTCCGCAGACCCATCGGGGCCGCTGTCGTACACCTCGACGTCGAACCCGTCGCGGTCGTCGGGACGATCCCGCAGGAACGACACCGCGCCCCCGTTGACGTAGAACACCGCCTTAGCGCCGTTCACATGCGAGACGCTCGATACCGCGTCGTCGCCGACGATCAGGTCGAGCGCAGCGCGGGCGCTGTACTCACACTCACGGGGCGTCGGCGAGCAGAACGCCACCCGCTTGCCCCGGCGGGCGTTGGCGAGCGCCACGTCGAGCAGCGCCGTCGTCAGCCCGTGCTGCCGGTCGGCGTGCAGCCGAATGACCGGGTACCCCATCACTGCCCCTTCACGTTGAGCACCTGGCGCAGCTCGGCGTCGATCGACACGAGCGAGCTGGCGTCGGCCATCACGACGTCAATCGGCTTGTAGGCATCGGGGATCTCGTCGACCCACGCCTCGCCGTGCTTGTACTCGATGCCGCGCATACGGTCGGCGAGGTCGTCGACCGTGAACAGCTTGCGGGCCTTGGTGCGCGAGTACCGACGCCCGGCGCCGTGCGGCGCGCTGCACAGCCCCTCGGCGTCACCCTTGCCGGTCACCACATACGAACAGGTGCCCATGCTGCCGGGGATCAGGCCCCGCACGCCCTCGTGCGCGTCGATCGCACCCTTGCGCGTCAGCCACACCTCACGGCCGCCGTGCACCTCGCGCTCGGTGTAGTTGTGGTGAGTGTTGATCTGCTCCTCGATCACCTCGGCGGGGTTGACGCCGCCGAGCCAGTGCGCGAACGCATTGCGGAAGCGGTCGAGCATCTCGCTGCGATTGGACAGCGCGAACTGCTGCGCCCACCGCAGCTCGGCGAGGTAGTGGTCGAACGACTCGGTGCCCTCGACGAGGTACGCCAGATCCTTTGACGCGAGCGCGACGTCGGCACACTCGGCCTGCGCCACCTTGATATGCCGCTGCGCGATCTTGTTACCCACGCCCCGCGACCCGCTGTGCAGGAACAGCCACACGCGGTCAAGGTGATCGAGGCACAGCTCGATGAAGTGGTTACCGCCGCCGAGCGTGCCGAGCTGCTCGCGCCACTTGGGCGAGTGAGACAGATCGACGCCGCGCACCCGCGCGCGGAACTCCAACGCCCGCAGGCGACGGCCGGTGAACTCGTAGCGGTCGAGCGCGCGGTTATACCCGCCCGCGCTCATCGGGATCGCCGACTCGATCGACGCCCGCAGGTCGGCGAGGTCACGGCCGACCAGATCCTCGGCGGTGAACACCGTACGCGCGGCGATCATCCCGCAGCCAATGTCGACGCCGACGGCCGCGGGGATCAGCGCGCCCTCGGTTGGGATCACGGTGCCGACGCTGCTGCCCTTGCCGTAGTGGGCATCCGGCATCAGGGCGACGTGCGGGTACACGAACGGCATCGCGGCCGTCTGCTCGGCTTGCGCGAGCGTCTCGGCGTCCACCTCGGATGCGAAGTTGATCAGCCGATCAGAGACTTGTGTAGGGGTCAACAGGTCACTCCAATATTCAGTTGTGTTGGTCAGACCCGTCGACCGTAAGACGCGAAAACGCCCCCGCTCGGCTTGCGTCGAGTCGGGGGCGTGTCCCGTGCTTTGGCGTTGTTTGGCGCTGCGCGCCAGCGGGTTACGTCAAGCTCTTGAGCATCCCGTAACAGCCGTTACAGAGCACAGCCGTGCCCTCGGCCGTCGTGCGCGTCGCCTTAGCCTTGGCCTTTTTGTCCTGGTCGCAGCGGGCGCAATGGAACGGCTCGGCCGCCGCGCTGCGGGCCATCACGAACTCAGACACGTCGAACATGGTGCGCTCTCTCTCATTTGGGGTTGGGTCGGTCGAACTCCTCGGCGAACGCATACAGGAACTCACGCGCGGGCCGAGGTATGCCCGCCGCGACGCTGCGGTCGAACAGCGCCAGCAGGAACACAAGATACGCGACGGCGTGGTCGTCGTCCTCGTCGAGGATGCGGCCGACGAACTTGCGGCGCTGGCGCGCGACGTCCATCCCCGGCTCGACGCTCAGCACGACGGCCCCCAGAACAGCGGGCCGATCATCGCAGCCGCGTACAGGGCCGCCGCGAGCGCGAGCCCCACGCCGACGACGATCGCCTCGGTGCGCTCACTCATGGCGGGGCGCCACGGTGTAGTACCCGACGCCGTACGCCGCAGCGTCGGCCAGCGCGCGGGCTCGCGCCCAGGCGTCGAGGTCGTGCGCGTTCAGCGCCCACACACTGCCGCCCTGCCCGTCGTACACCAGGACGGCGCGCACCCGCGGGGGCTCGACGATCAGGGCCTCGATCTCGGCCACCGTGACGCCGTACAGCCGCGCAGCGGGCCGCAGGTGCATGAACGCCCACGGGGGCCGGGCGACAGGCTCAGCGGTCACCACAGCCCGCCCGTCAGCACCTCGGACGCCTCGGCGAGCGCCCGGTACCCGCGGGCCACGTCGTCGAGGGCCTCGCTGCCGTCACGGCCGCCGCCCTCACCCTCGGACACGCACCCGCTGCAGTCGCCGCCGCACAGCCCCTCGGGATGCAGCCCGCCGGTGCTCTCGTCGGCCGCCGCGAGGTAATCGGGGTGCGCGAGCTTGCGCTGCGACGTCCAACCCCACTGCGACAGATCGGTGCCAGCGTCGCGCACCGGCCGGTACCACGTGCGGCCCTGCGCGTCGGTGCGCGCCGGGAACACCTCGGCGACGCTGCGCTGTGCGCGCTGCGCGGCGCTCACGCGGACACCTGCGCAGCCTGCGCAGTGTGGTGATCGAGGATGCGCACCACCGTGCTGTACCCGACGCTCAGCTTGCGCGCGATCATGCTCGGGGCGACGTTCTGCGCGTGCTCGGCGAGCACCTCGGCGACCTTGGCGCGGTCGATGCGCGTCACACCCTCGGCGACGAGCTTCTCGGCCGCGGGCATGTGCTCGGCCAGTGCGGCGCCGCGCGCAGTGTCCTCGTCGGCTTGACGTGCGATTAGGTCGGCGACGGACAGCGACGGGCGCGGCTCGTGCACGTTCTCGGGCACCGTCTCGACGATCCCGTCGCGCTCCTGCACCACCTGGTGCACCTCGGCAGGCAAAACGGCCGGCACGGATACCTGCAGGTCAGCGGGCTGCGCAGCAGTGTGCACGGGCTGCGCGTCGGCGTGCACCGGCTGCGCGATCACCTGCGCACGCTCCGCACTGGACAGCGCAAGCAGTGCGACGGTCGAGCCGGTGATGCTCAGATCGACGACGACCGGCACCAGCCACGCGATCGCCGGGGCGATCCCAGCCCACTCGATCGCCAGCTCGCGCAGCGCCGCGAACGACAGCACGAACGCTGCGCACGCCACGAGCACCGTGATACCGAGCGCCACGCGGTACGCCCCGCCGACAATGCGGGACTGCACCAGGGCGTGCACGCCGTGCGTCGCACCGAGCAGCACGACCGGCGGCACGACGGCCACCGCGGCGGCGATCACCGGGGCGCCTGCGCCGGTGTTCAGCAGCGCGTGCACCACGTTGCCGAGGACGCTCGCGCCGGTGCCAGCGGCGAGCCAGGCACGGAAGTACCGCGTAGCGGCCTCGTGCGGGTCTGTAGTGGTCATGTGTTGGGCTCCTATCCCGTTGTGACGTTGGCGAGTGTGAGGGGCCGCGGGGCGCCAGGTCGGCGCATCCGCGGCGACGCGCCGCTACAGCGCGGCGATCCAGTGCAGCGAGTCGTCGACCACGATCGTCGCGGCGACCTCGACCGCGGTCTTGCGGCCACCGCGCGGCAGGTACGGGCTCACGCCGTCGAACGACAGCCAGCGGCCCGCGCCGTCGGTCACGCCGAACTTGCGCGAGGCGTTGGCGAACTCGGCGCGGCGGCCGTCCTCGATCCAGGCGACACCGGCGAGGTTGCGAGCGGTGAGGTTGAGCATGTGGGCTCCTTCGGTCGAGGTGGCGGTCGCGGTCATGTATGTATCTAAACACCTGCGGTGTTGGTGTGTCAACACGGGGGGCGCCCCGGCGTGTCGAGGCGCCCCGCCGCGCTGCGCGCTACCGCTGCTTTGCCCACACGATCGGCGAGCCGGTGCCGGTGCACTTGCAACGCCACCCGTCGAGGCGCTTCGGCTGGCGGTACTTGGCGAACCGCTTGCCGTGGTCACACGTGCCCATCCACGGCGCCGTCTCGTCGAGGTGATCGAAGCAGCGCAGGCCGTTGCCGCCGAGGCTGCGGTGCTTGGCCGCCCACACCGGGCCGTGCCCCGCGGCGTGCCCGACGAGGGCGTGCGCGACCTCGTGGGTGATCGTCTGCACGGTGTCGTCATACGACCGCTGCGCCATGAGCGGCTTAGACAGGCTGATCGTCTTGGGGCCGTACTTGCACACGCCAGCCCGGCGGCGGGCGTTGTCGAACGTCACGACCCACCCGACGAGGCCGTGCTGCGCGATCAGGTCGCTGGCGATCCGGCGGGCCTCGCTCATACCCATGTGGGCAGGCTTGACGGGGGCCGCCGCGGGCACGGTCGCGGGGCGTGCGACGCGGGGGGCGACCGGGGCCTCGACGATCGTGTCGAGCGAGAGCATCGGCTGCTCGCCGAGGCCGTCGAATGCGATCTGCTCGGTGGCGTGGCGCTTGGTCATGGTGGGCTCCTATCCCCTTGGCGGCCGGTCGGTCGCGGTGTGTATGTATCTAAACACCTGCGGTGTATGTGTGTCAACACGGGACGCGAAAACGCCCCCGACCTGGTGGGATCGGGGGCGCCTCGGGGGTCGAGCTATGCGGCGTTCGCGCGGGTGCGGTTCAGCCGGTGCACAGTCTTGATCCGCTCGGGGTAGAACGATCGCCAGCACTTCGTCTGATCGTCGGGGCCGATGAAGTCGCACGTCACGCGGCCCGACGTCGTGCGGGCGCTCTTGACGAACCGGAACCGGCCGCGCTCCCCCGCGATCGACACCTCGGTGCCCGGCTCAAGCACACGGCCGTGCACCACCACCTCGGGGCGCTCGACCTCGACGGCCGGGGCGCGGTACACCCTGGTGCGCTTCACGCCACGGCCTCGCACTCGGCGATCCGGCCGGGCACCCGCGGGTTGCGGTAGCCGTAATTCCAGCAGTACCGCGTCGCGCTGTCCGCGCCGTTGTACAGCTCATTGAACCGGCCCGAATCGGGCTGCGACTCAGCGGCATACAGATCGGCGAGGTGCTTCTCGTCGCACTGGTTGCGGATCTTCGGCGTGACCGGCGTGCCTTGCGGCGAGTACCACGATTCCAAGTACATCAGGGGCTCCTATCCCGTTACCTGTTGAGGTGCCGACAAAGCTACGTCGTCGGCTGTCGGTGTGTCAACACTGGCGGGCTTGCGGGGCCTGCCGCGCTTCGCCTTACCCGCAGCGGCACGCTCGGCCGCCAGCTCGTCGCGCAAGTCGAGCGCGGCAGCCACGGCGCTGTACACGTACGTCGGGAACCCGTCGGCGTCATAGCCGTGCGCCTCAACCCCGGCGATCAGCTTGTAGAACGTGCTGCGCGGCACGTCGCGGCCGACAGCCTTGAGCAGGCGCCACATGTCCGCGGCCGTGCGCGGGGCCTCGTCGACACGAGCGAGGGCCGCGCGCTGCAGCATCTCGATCGGCGTCACAGCCCCGCAGCGGTAGCACTCCGCGGTGAGAGCCTCGGCGTTCACGTACAGCGGCGTGCCGCAGCGCGTACGGATCTCCCGCACGAGCGTGCCGCCCTGGTCGACGATCTCGGTCACGCGGTCGGCGTTGCACGGCCCGGCGTACTGCAGATCCGGCGGCAAGTCGATCGCCTCGGTGGCGTCGGCGTGCCACTGCAGCAGCCAGCTCGCGGCGTCCGCGGCGTACGGGTAGAACATCACCCGCCCCGGCACCGTGGCGAGGTACCGCGCCGACTGCTCGGCGGCCGACGGCGTGCCGAGGAACGGCAGCCGATACCCGGCGACCTGCTCGGCCATCTGCGCCAGGCGCGCGGCGTCGCGCAGCAGATCCGCGGCGCGGCTGTTCAGCGGCAGCGACGGCAAGCACTCGCCCTGCGACACCCGCGGCCCACCCTTGCGGGCGACGTTGGCCTCGCCGTACGCCGACTCGTGCAGACGGCGCAGCAGCCACGGCACCTCGTTGAACAGACGGCCGAGCATCTTCGCGCAGCGCCAGCAGACGAACAGGAACCCCTCGCCCGGTGCGGCGCAATGCGCGCACGAGCCCGTCGGCTGCGGCAAACCCGCGGCAGGCGTGCCGGCGTTCTCGAGGACGGCCGTTGAGCTGCAGGTATCCGCGGGGGCGTCGGAAGTCGGCAAACTCACGAGCGCGGCACCTCGGTAAACGGGGCGTACCGCGCCGACGGTGACTGCTCGACGTCGCACGGGCAGTCGATCCACTCGTCGTCACGCTCAAACGGCTTGGCGTTCAGCGGCTTGTACTGCCACAGCCCCGCGGCCCAGCACCAACGCCAACGGTCGCCGTCCACGTCCATCCACTCGGCGCCACGCTCGGCGATCCCGAGACGGCCGACCTTGCGGGCCTGCGGCGGGTCGACCGGGCGAGGGCGCAGCGGCACCACCGGCGCGAGCTGGCTGCCCGGCACCGCCATCACAGCCACGCCGTCGAGGCGCATCTCATTCACGGCCGCCAGTGCGGCGCGCACCGCCTGCTGCGGGGTGTGCGACGGGTGAGCGATCCGGCCGCGGACCACCTCGGCGAAACGGTCGACCTCGGCGAGGGAAAGCTCGATCAGCTCAGACATACTCGCCGCCCGTCTGCGCGGCCTGCCATGCGGCGATCGCCTCGTCGCCCCAACCGGGCGACGCGAGCCGGATATGCACGCCCGGCTGCTGCGCCACAGCGGCGAGCACCTTGCGGCAATGCATGTCGTCGACCTGCGAGTCGTCGATCCAGCAGACGTCAGTCAGCCCGTCGAGGATCGCGCGCGTCAGCTTGTCGAGGTCGGGGCGCTTGATAGCCGGGGGCGTGTAGCTCTTGGGCGTGCCCGACGGCCGAGGCATCACGAACGTGAGCGACGCCGTGACGGGGTACCTGCGGTCAGTCGACGCGCCCGGCGGCCGGTCGAGCACCGGCAGGCCCGCGGCCATCATCGCGTCATTGGCCGCCAGGGCGACGCGCTGGCGCCAGGGGCCGACGTACGGCGACGACTCCACGAGGATCGCCTTGCCGCGGGACTCGCCCGGCTTGGGCTTGGCGAACCCCTTAAAGTCCTTCGATCCCTGCGGTGCGGGCTTACCCGGCACGAACATGCGCAACTGTCGGCGGCCGTTGCGCTCAAACGTCACGCGGGCGCTCAGAGCGGCGTGCAGGGCCTCGTGCGACTCGGCGGGCACCATGTCGAGCAGGTGCTCGACTGCCTCGGTACGGGCGAACTCAGCGGCCCGTGCTGCGGCCTCGGCGACAGCGGCCGGATCGCCCGGCGTCACGTCGAGGTCGAGAGTGTGGTCAGTCACTCGGATCTCCAATATTCAGTTGTGGTCAGTCGAGAGCATTCTCAGGCCCGATCGGCGCAAACCCCGCGCTCGGCGGCCCCGTCACACCGGCAGGCCCCCGCTACGGCGCAGAACGCGCCGCAGCGTTTGCCACAGGGCAGGGCAGTACAGGTAGTACAGATCCCCGTATATGAGCGCCAACAACGGCGCCCCGAGGCACACGACCAGGGGAAACGGCCCGGAAAAGTGCGCAAGCTCGGGAAGGTGAAAACATCTGTACTATCTGTACTTTCATACGAAAAAACATGTACTTATACCCTGTGACCTGCGAAAACTGGCAGTACACATTTGAGTACGGGTCGCCCGTTTCGGCCCCGCGATCTGTGCTGATCTGTACTGCCAAGTACGGGTTTGAGTACGGATCTGTGCTGTTAGCTAGCGAGGGCCGCCGCAGGCTCACCGCATCGCCCCCTGCCACTCGTTCGACAGATCCCAGCCCGGTTGCATGGCAAGCCCCGCGTAGTGCCGCACGCTGTTGCTCACCACGCTGCGAACCCCGAACCGCGCCGACAGCTCCCGCCCGAGCTTGATCTGCGACACCGTGGCATCCTCGCCGTTTGACTGCGCCCACCGCTGATACGCCTTGAGCACCATTGCGGGCTTAACCCCGCCGCCGGTGGCGCCCGGCGTCAACACGCAGCACTCGGTGATGAACCGCCCGAGGGCATCCTCCTGCTCGCTGTACTCCTTTGTGGCCGCCAGCACCGAGGCGGGCTCGCGGAGGCCGTCAGCGGCAACCTGTCGAGCCCCCGCCACGACCCACGCGAGGATTGCGGCGCCCTCGTCGCGGACCAACTCGACGGCGAGGTTGGGATTGCGACGCTCCGGCGGGACGGTGTGCAGGAACGGGATTAGGCGCAGCCGCCGCCAGAACGAAGTGCCGCCAGCGGATACCTCGGGCTGGTGATTGCCCATCAGGAACAGGGTGTGTGACGGCACGAAGTCGAAATAGTCCTGCCGCATGTAGCGTCCCGAGAGAATGTCGCCGCCAGTCAGCACCTTGACCTTGGCCTCGTCGAACTTGCTGTCTGCGTTGATCTCCGAGCAGACGACCAGCCGGGCGCCGTGCAGCCGGGCGATCTCAGTCTCGTGCCGATCGCGGCCAGCCAGCAGGAAGTTGGCCGGGGCCGTGATGGCGTAATCGCCGAGCACCGTGGCGAGCACGTCCATGAGCACGCTCTTACCGTTGGACCCACCACCGAACAGGAACGGCATTACGTGGTGCGTCACCTTGCCGATCACGGCCAGGCCCGCGAGGCGCTGCACGTAGGCGATCAGCTCGGGGTCGCTGCCGAACGTGTTGTCGAGGAACTCCTGCCAGGCCGGGGCCGCCGCCGCAGGGTTGTACCCGGCGCCGGTGATCTTGGTATGCCAGCCCTCGGGGTGATGCGGCGCCATGTGGCCGGTTGCGAGGTCGACGACACCGCTCGGGGTGTTCAGCTCATACGGCTTGGCGTCGAGGTCGGCCAGGCGTACCCGCATCCTCGGCGACGTCTTGCCGAGCGCCACCATGTTCTCCAACCCCTTGCGGGACAGGCTGCGCATACGGTGCGCCACGACGTCTTTCGGGCTGTCCTCGTCGAGCTTGATCGACTCGACGACCGTGCGCGCGGCGACCATTGCCTCGCCGTTGTCGGTGCCGTGCTCCCACCGGCTGCCCGCCCACGTCAGCCACTTGCCGGTGTCGGGGCAGTACCGCAGCCGGGCGCCGTACATGTCGACGAGCAGATCGGCGTTGCCGGTGTCGGTCAGGGTGACGGCCGGGGCGACGGGGTTGCGCCGGGCGTTGATATCGACGACCGGGGCGAGCGATCCGCTCGACGTCGGGGCCGAGCTGGCGGCGCCCGGCGGGGGCGTAGACGACGGTGCCGGATCGTGAGCGGGCATCGGGGCGAGGTCGAGCTGCCGCGGGGCCGCCCGCTCCCACAGGTGCAGGTGCCGACCCATCTCGGTCGCCACCTCGTCGTCAGTCTTGGCCGCCACGTGCCCGATCGCCCACTCAAACGCGCTCGCCACCTCAAACGCCCGCGACTCGCCGGTCGCGGCGATGAACCGATCGCCGATCATCTTGCGGGCGCGGTTGAACTCGTCCTCAGTCACGCACTTGTTGCGCAGCGCCGACATGAGTCGCACGGTCACGCGGACCAGCCACGGGTGCCGCTCGGTGATCGGCTCCTCGGCCCACGCTGCGATCGTCGGCGAGAAGTAGTCACAGGTGCCGGGCGCGAACGTCCACGAGGTCGGCTTGCTGATCACCTCGTGCGAGGTGCGCCGGTCGCCCTCATACTCGGCGACGCCGTGCTCGTCGAGGCGCTCGCGCAGCTCGTCGAGGGACAGCGGGGCGCCGGTGTCGCCGTCGATCGTCACGAGCTTGCGCTCGTCGGCATCCTTGAGGTTGTAGCTGCCCGGCACGCGCAGCACCCGAGCGAGGTCGTACACGCCGCGGTCGATCTTGGCGCCCAGGCCGTCGGCGACGATGCACGCGAGACGGCCCCAACGCTTGAGCAGTGCCGCCGCGTCGGCGCGCAGCTCGGTGCTGTACTCGGCCATGCTCTCGGCGCCCTCGGGGGCGATCGTGCCGTCGTCGATCGGCCAATACGGCTGCAGCCCGTTGCCGCTCATCACGACGGCCGACGGCCGGTGCCCGAGAATGCCACTCAGCTCGTCGATCACGGCGTGCGCGTGGTCGAGGTCGCGGCAGGCGCCGGGCTTGACGTCGAGGTCGCACCAGATCCCGGCGAGCCGGGTCACGTCGTCGGCAGACCCGCGGCCCCGCTCGTCATCACCGCGGCGGCGAGTCGGGTTGACGCCGAACCACACATTGCTGTCGGCGGCGAGGTCGAGCGCCCGCCGCTGCAGCTCGTCGCTGCCCTCGACGTACTCGACGACGGTCGACGAGAACTGCCCGCCGGGCCGCTGGTGATTCAGGCTCACGTACTCGCCGTCGACATACCCGAGCAATTCCAGCAGGTCGGTTAGGCCGTTCATAATCCTCTATTCAGTTGTGGGGTAACGGCTCTCGCGCTCACAGCGCGAACAGCCCGTCAGTCTTGGCGGCCCGCTCGGCGGCCTTGTCCGCGGCGGCCTGCAGCTTGGCGCGGTGACGCTTGACGCACGTCTGACACATCGCCAGCAGGTTGCGGTGATCGAGGTTGCGCTCGTCGCCGTCGAGGTGCCGCACGGCCAGGCTCACCACCTTGTCGGCGCCATGCGTCGCCGGGCGCCCGTGCGCGTTGCCGCAGCGGTCGATCATCCCGAACGTGTGCGACCGGCCGCACTGTCCCTCGCACTCGCACCGGCCGTCGGCGCGGTTGAACCGGATAGCGTCGAACAGCACCACCTTGTCGCGCGCTTCGCGCTGGCGGCTCACGAGGCGCGGGCCTCGATCGCGGCCTTGATCAGATCCCGCCGGAAGTCCGACCAGACTGCGCCAGTGAGGGAATCGACGACGATCGGCGCCACGAGGTGACCGGCGGCCACGTCTGCGGGGGCCTGATCGGCAGGCAGCTCGGTGTACTCGACGCCCGCGCGCGTCAGCGCATCCTTGGTCAGCTTGCACTTGTAGCAGGCCGGACCTGTCGTGTAAACGGTGATCATGCGGGGCTCCTATCCCGGTGTGAAACGTGTTGTCAGACAAAGCGAGCCGGTGACGCGCAATGCGCCACCGGCCCGCCGTCACCCAGCAGAATCGCTAGATTTTGCCGAGGCTCTTGAGAGCGTCGTAGACCTCTTGAGTCATGCCCTCGGGCAGACCGGCGGGGGCCGCCGCAGCCGGTGCCGCTCCCGCGGCTGGCTTCTTGTACGTCGCGCGGTACAGCTTCGGCGGGGTGAGGTGGCCCTTCTTCTCACCATCGCCGACGTAGGTCAGTTCCAGCTCGCCACCGACGTCGAGGCCCTTGGCCCCGGCGGCGATCACGGCCTTCTGCACGGCCTTGCGCATCTCGCCCTTCACGAACAGCCGACGCATACCGTCGTCGTCCTCGACCTCGGGGTCGGTCAGGTCGGTCTGCAGAGTGACGACGAGCTGCATACGCGGGCTGCCGTCCTTCCACGTCAGCGGCTCGTTGGTGTCGAGGTCGGTCTGCTGCCGCGACTCGGGCTCGACGGCGATCACGCCGCCCACCACGTCGCCGTGGCTCTTGAACTTGGCCGAGGCCGGGCCGCCGCCGCCGAGGAATCCGTACGAATCGTTTGCCATTGTGCTGTGTTTCCCTTGTTTAGTTGTTATTCAGTTGTTGCGCCCGTTCGCCTTTCGGCCCGCCGGGCGCGGCGGTGCTTATGACCCGTCGTAGTAGTCGGGGTAATCGTCGTCGCCGTACACCGACCGCTCGTACTCGGCCTGCTCGATCCGGCGGGTGCAGTGGTGGCAGTCGTCGCCGGTGCAGTAGTGGCGTCCCATCAGCACTCACCTTTCGGATGCTCAAGCCAGCACGTCCCGCAGACGGGATGGCGCCGGGGCTCGGTCGTCGCCGCGAGGTCGTCCTCGCAGGACACATGTATAACGGCGCCGTCGCTCATAAACGCCACCTCGTCGCCCGGCTGCACACGATCGGGGCAGCCACCGCAGCGACCAGGGAATCGAGCCACGAACGTCGACCGGGCGCTCATGCGCTCCTCCTATGGTGTTGGGTCTGAAACAGGTAGTTGGCGATCGCCAGCTCGGCAGTCGCGTGCGAGGTGCGGCGGCCCCAGAACGTCCCGACCGGCGGGCGCACGATCCAACGCCCGCCGCTCTTGGTGATCAGCCAGCGGCGAGGGTGCCCGAACCTGCGGCTAACTCGCCGGCAATCGTGTCCTCCCACGTCAGACCGCCTCGGCCCGCGGGTCGGCAAACGCTGCGATCGCGTCGGCGCCGCCCTCGTAGTAGTGGACGATCGCGTGCCCGAGCGACTCGCCGAGGTACTGCTCGATCACCCACCCGACGACGAGGGCGCCCTCGGTCACGCGACGGATGCGCCACGGCCGCGGGAAGTGCACCCAGCACGACGGGTTTGGCTCCATGTCGAGCCACGTGCCGAGCTGCGGCTCGGCGGGATCTCGCACCGGGTAGCAGTGGCACGCGCAGCCCTCGGGCACCGTGCGCAGGTAGTGGCTCACTCGGCGCCCCCTGCGCACGCCCACGGCTGCGCCGGGTCGAGCTTGGCCGTACCGCCGGGCCGCGTCGGCACGAAGTACGGGCAGAACATGCAGTTATGCGGCTGCTTGGGAATCAACGCCAGGCGCTCGGGGTGCGCGTCGATATCGAGGTCGTTGAGCACCAGGGCGATCTTGTCGAGCTTGGCGAGCGTCGCGTCGACCACCTCGGGGTTGTACGCCTCGGACCACACAAACGAGTTGGACAACATGCCGCCGCGCGGAATGCACCAGATCGCAACGCGATTGACCGGAAACCCCTCGTTGACGTACCCGCGGCCGTAGCAGTGCGCTTGAGTGTGGTACTCGGGCGCGTCCTCGGCCATCGTGCCGCGCTCCTTCGCCTTTTTGTACTTGGCGAACGCGGTTGCGCCGGGGAACTTGAGGTCGATCACGGTGCCCGTCCACGTGTCGTACAGATCGCACGTGCCCGCCAGGCCGCCGCTCACCTGCACCCGCCGCTCGGTGAACCACCGGCCGACGTACTGCGGCTCGTCACCCTCGGCGACCTCGCGCAGCACCGTGCACTTGCGCTCGCGGTCGGCGATCCACTCGTCGACAATCCGCTGATTGTCCAGCTCGACCGAATCCTCAAACTTGCTGTGACCGGCCGTGCCGAGCCACGCGGGCAGCGGATCGCCCTCGGGGTTGACGCGCGGGTACGCCATCGTCGCCGTCGCCAGCCGCCGGGCGCACGGGTGCCCGACCTCGGACGGCCCGAGGGCACGCTGCGCCGAGCGGGCGTGCGTCGCCCACCCTCGACGAAACACGCCCTTGAGGTCGGCCAGCAGTGCGGCGTTCAGCTCTTGCTCGGTCGTCTCGGGCCGGTCGCGCTCGGGGGCGTCGTCGGTGAGCCCAAAGAACTCGGCGTTGCTACTCATGGTCGTGCACCGCCATCGCTGCGCGCATGGTGTCCTCGGCCTGCTGCAGCGCCGTCCTGTACGCCTCGTACGCCTCGCGCAGCCCTGCGGTCATGTCTGCACCGCGGGTGAGCATCTCGGCGAGCTGGCGGGCCTTGTCGGGGTCGAGCGGGGGCAGCGAGTAATTCCGATCGCCGTCGCGGGTCACCTGCACCGACAGCTCGCCGGTGTCGGTGCGCACGCCGACGGAGATTGCCTCGGGGCCGCCGAACGCTGCGCCGCGGGGCTTGATGCCGCGGGGCCGCTCGACCTCGATCTCGCCGACCTTGACGAAATTGTGGTTGGTCACTTGAGCCCTCCTAGAACGATTAGCGGCTGCGCCTCGGCGGCCTCGACGACCTTGCGCCAGTCGATGCCCTCGGGCACCTCAAACTGCGGCAGCGGTTGCGGCGGCTGGTGCGCCCACTGCCGCATGACGTTCGACTTCACGAGGTTGCCCTTGCGGTCGACGCCGACTAGCTCGATCTCGCCGTGCAGCGGACGGGCTGCCGCCCGAACGCGGCCGAAAAAGTGCATATCCCAGACCGGCAGGTAATCGAGCTGGCGGTAAACACTCTGCGTCACCTGCCGATTGCCCACCTGCAGCACCCGCACGCTTGCCGCCAGCACCTCGACGGCCGCCACAGCTCCGCTCACCTGCAGCCACCTCCCCCGAGGAACACGGGCCAGATCACCGGCGACTGCACGTAACCGGGCGAGCCGGGCGTGCCGTACGTGCCGGTGCTCGGCCGTGACGGGGTGACCGGGCGCGGTGCCGGGGGCCGCGGGGGCGACGGGGGCCGAGGGACGGGCGCCGGTGCGAGCGCCACCTCGTGCGACACGAGCGCCATGCCGTTGTTGCGACGGCCGCAGTCGTCGCCCTCGCACGCCGCCACGCTCACGACGAGCAGAGAGCCCACGGCCACCGCGGCGGCCAGCCTGCGGGCGCTCACAGCGCCGCCGCCGGGGTTGCGCGCAGCAGGTCGAAGCACAGGCCCGTGGCGAGCACGTCGCCGATCGCGGTATGACGCGCAGCGACCGGCACGGCCAGGCGCTCGGCCACGTCGTCGAGGCCCTGCAGCGCGGCCGGGTCGACGTCGAGCTTGCCCGCGGCGTACGCCGCGAGGTCGGCCAGCCGGTGATGCCACACGCGGCCGACAGTCTCGGCCGGGGTCGCGCCGTGGCTCACGAGCTGGCGGGCGACGATCGCGGAATCGAACGCGGGGTTAGATCCGGCGAACGTGTTGCCGCGCAGCCAGTCCTGCACCTCGGACCACGCGACCGCGGTCTGCTGCTCGGTGAGCATGTCGCGCCACAGCTTGCGCTCAAAGTAGCCGTTGACCTCAAGCGCGATCTGCTGCGCCTGCTCCATCTGCCCATAGGTGACGTGCGGAACGAACGTCATCGACTCGCCGGTGTCGACGTTGAGCAGCGCCACCTCAAGCGGCGCCGCCTCGTCGTGCAGTCCTGTCGTCTCAAGATCGACGACGATCAAATGCCTTGCCATGCTTGGGCTCCTATCCCTTGAGTGATTCATGGTCGACCGTGATGTACGGGCCGGTCCAGCCCGTGACGCCCCCGTAAACGCTGATCGTGGCGCCGTTGGGCATGTCGTTGAGCACCTGCGCGAGGTCGCGCACCTTGTCGCCCGGCTCGACGGTGATCGTGGTCGTGTGCGTCTCGGTGACCTTCACTCGCCGGTCACCAGATCCATGCGGTACGACACCGACGCCGCGGTGCACTCGGCCGCGACGTCGGGGTGCAGCCGCTTGAGCAACCCCTGATCGAGCTTCATGCTCTTGATCTCCTTGCGGCGCACGACGACGGCGCCGTCGACCTCGCCCTCGTCAGCCCCGTCGAGGGCCTCCTCGATCGCAGCCTTAGCGGCCTTCTCGACGTCGGCCCACTTCGCCTTCTCGGCCTTGGCGTACGCCAGCAGGTCGACCTGTGCGCGCAGTGCTGAAATGTCTTTCATCGCTACACCTTCCCGTCGTCGTCGTGCGAATACTTGAAACTGGCGCAGTGCCAGCACCAACTGCAGCCCACGTCGCTGTGATCGGTGTATGCGTGCGAACAGGTGCACACCATCACGTGCGCCGGGTCGCCCACCTGAAACGGCATCGGCTCGGGCCTGCCGCCGGTCAGCTCCGCGGTGATCCCGTCGGTGCCGAGCGTCAGCACGAGCTGCGGCCCGCCGGTCGCGTCGAGCGGCATACGGCCGATCGTCAGCCGGTTGCCATCGGTCAGTGCGTCGAGCGCCGCGAGCGCCGAGCTGGCGGCCTCCGCGGGATCGTCTGCCACGTACGCGATCCGGTGCTCGATCGCGGCGACCAGGCCGCCGAGGTAGTCGAGCGTGGCGTCATGCACCCGCTGCTCGACGTACGCCTCGACGGCCGCACGGTCAGCCCACCAGGGCCGGTTAGCGTCGATCACTTGGCGGGCTTGACTTCCAACACGGTGGGGAACGTCGACAGGAACCCCACGCGGTAGCCGCCGGTGCGAATGTCGTAGCGGGCGCCCTCTTTCAACGCCTGCCAGGTGTCCCACGAGTTGAACCCGCCCGCGATCGAGTCCTCGACGGCGAACGTGCCGCACGACGTCGACAGCCGGTACTCGCGCGAGGTGTTGCCATCCGAGCTGCTGTACAGGGTGTCCTTGGCCGTCACGGTGCACCCGTTGTGCCACTCCTGATTGCTCGTCGAGCAGCCCGACAGGACGGCCCCCGCGGCGACAGCCCCGACAGCCACCGCGGCGGCGAGCTTCTTAGTTCCGATCATGTTCCGAACCCCTTTCAGTTGGTCACGCCAGCAGCGGATTGCTGCTCACGCCTTGCGATCTCGCGTGCGAGGTACACCGCGGCCTTGCGCAGATCCTCGATCGCGTCGTGCTTGAGGTCGCACCGCCACACGTACTTGACGGTGTTGCCGAGGCAGAACCCCATGTGCTCGGTGATATCGAGGCACTCAATCGGCCGCCCGCAGCCCTTGCATGGCGGGCCGTTGTTGTAGTGCGACGGCTGATTAACCATGTCGGGCGTTTGCTCGTCGGGCTCGCCGGCAGTCGTGTCGCCGCTGGTCGCGGCGTTTCCCGTCTCGGCGGCGGCGTTGCTGGCTGCGGCCTCGTGTGCGACCGCCAGCTCGCCGAGCCCCATGAGGTCGCAGACCTTGCACCACGCGGCGCCGCACGGGTCGAACACCTGCGCGTCGTACAGCCCGCAGACCTCGCAGCGGGCCGAGCCGCGCTCGTCGTCGTCGATCATGCGGCCACCTCGCGGCGCTCGGGGCGAGGCTTGGTGCCGCGCCGGATATCTCGGCGATCGCGCTGCGTCAGGCCGCCCCAGATCCCGAACACCTCGTGCTCATTGCCGAGGGCCGTGTCGAGGCACTCGTCGAGGATCGGGCACCGGCGGCAGATCCGGCGAGCGGGCTCGGCGCTCTGTCCCTTGTCGGGAAAGAACACGTCAGGATCGGACTGCGCGCACAACGCGGCCGGGGCCAGGTCCGCGGGCAGGGCTTGGAAATTCACGGGCACGCCGTCTCGCTCTCGTCGTCGCTGTCGGCCTCGTCGTCGGCCTCGATCTGGTCAAGCACCGACAGCGGCAGGCCGTCGGTCGTCTCGCGCGTCGGCACCAAACGCTGCAGCCCCTCGGCCGCAGTGCCGTTCGCGCTCAGGGTGCGCAGCCACCGCGTCACGCCGGGGCTGTCGACGTCGACCAGCGCCGCCAGGGCCACCGCGGCGGCCGTGAGGGTGTGCCGGTCGAGACGGTTGAGCGCAGCCCACACCTCGCCGGGGTCGTCGTCGCGGATCTGCTCGGCGAGCGCGAACGCTCGGTCGAGCACGTTGGTGCAGTGCGGCGACCGCGGGGCGTGGTCGAAGCTGATCACCTTGGTGCCAGCCCGCGCGGCCTTGGCGATCCGTGCCGCACGCGGCGACGTCGAGGCCCGCAGCAGCAGTGACAGCCGGATGATCGAGCGGCGCGTGAAAGTGCCCGCGGCGCTGTCCCATCCGTCTGCGGTCAATTCGTCACGGTGACGGTTGAGCACGTGGCGCAGCACGATCCCGTAGTCGACGCGCAGCAACCGGCACACCTCGTCGGTCGTCGCGGTCTTGCCGACCCGCGGCCGGAACATGTCGAGCACGCCGGTGTTGGCGGCGACCCGTGCACGCTCCTCGCGCTTGCGTGCACGCCGAGCAGCCAGCACGGCCGCCTCGGTTGTACGGCTCACAGGCCCGCCTTTCGGGTTGGGAGGTGGCCGGGACACGTCGCGTCGGGCCGCTGGCAGTCGACGCAATCGGGCGCCGGTGCTGGCGTGCGGGACACGTTCACTGCGCGGATCGCGTGCGCCAGCGAGGCGATCGACGTCGTGCCCTCGCCGAGGTGCGCGTCGAGCACCGACACCGCGAGGCGCAGCTCGTCGTGCGTGAGCGTGATCAGTGAAAGTGCGCTCACCAGAACCACATCCCGACGGCCTGCCCGGCGAACGCCAGGCCGATGACGATGGACACGAGCAGCAGCATGAGCGTGCCGAGGATCGCCCCGGCTCGCTCGCCCGGCGGGCAGTCGCCGACGTGGTGCCGGTTGCACGGCAGGCAGTAGGGCGCGGCCATCATGCGAGCACCTGCGCGATCCTGCCGAGCGCCGGGCGCACGACGAACAGCTCGACGAAGTGCTCGACGGTCAGCGCCGTCTCCCACGCGAGGCCGTACAGCACGAGCGCGATCGGCGCCTCGGGGTCGTTGACCGCCCCGTCGATCTGGCGCCCGACGAGCTTCTCGACCTGCTGTGCGATTGTCGGTGTATCGGATCGAATGAACCCGAAGTGAGCTAGCATTCTCAGCGACATAACAAGTGGCTCCTATCCCTTGGTTGTGTCGGCCAGCCCCCGCCTCGCGCGGGGGTTGTGTCGTTTGTGGGGAGGGTGCGGCGCAGCAACGGCTCGCCCGGCGGGGGCCGGGGTCGTGGTCGCGCTTACGGGGAAGAAAGGAAGAAAGAACCCGCTTGACGCCGCACCCTCAAGATCAGTGCGAGGCCGGATCGGACAGCGCGGCCATGCTGGCGTCGCCGTCGTATGCGGGCACGCCGTCGTACTCGTCGAGGTTGCGGTGCGCCTCGGCGAGGTCGGCCAGGGCCGCCCGGTGCGCGGCGTCGATCTGCTCGCGCTCGCCGTTGAGGTACGCAATGTGGCGCTCGTTGGCGCCGATCTGCTCGGCCTGCGCGGCGACGACCAGCCGGGCGCCGTCACGCTCGGCGACGGCCTCGGCGCGCTCGCGCAGTGCGGTGTTCAGCTCGATGCGCAGCCGGGCGATCGTGGCGAGCTGGCGGGTAACGGACATGCGAGGGGCTCCTATCCCTTGGGTGTTCAGCGTCGGCGGGCGCGCGTCGGCGTCAGCGTGAGCGGGCGCTCGGCCGGGGCGACTGACTTGCGGCCCGCCGGGGTGACTCGGAACGTGTCGAGCGCGGCCTCGATATCGGCCTCGGTCATGCGCCAGTGGCGGCCGATCTTGCGACCGGGGATGCGACCCGCGCGGACCTGCTCGGTGAGCCACCGCTCAGAGCACGGGATGCGGGCAGCCACCTCGTCGAGCGGGTACGTCAGCAGCGTGGCGAGACTCATGCGGCGGCCTGCCCGTCGACCTCGGCGGCGAGCCCGGCAAGGGTGGCGATCGAGACGTCAAACGTCCCGGCGACGGCCGCGAGCATCGAGTGAGTTGCGACGCCAGACCAGTCGGGGCCGAACGCGGAGTACACCGTGCTGCGGCCCACGTCGAGGGCGTTGGCGAGTTGGTTGCGATCTTGAATCCCGTTGACGCGCATCACCTTTGCGACATTCCGCGGAATCCAGCGGAGTTGATGTTGAGGGCTTGGCACGAGACAGAACGCTACACCGATAGTCCCGTATTCGGGAACATGCGTACCAAACCGGGAGTGTCGGTATTTGCTGCAGCAAACCCGTGATGTTGAGTCCCGTTTACGCAACAGTCGATAAAATTGCAGGTCATTACCCACAGGAAACCCTTGTACGGTCCCGAAACCTGGACTACTGTTACCGAAAACCGCGCGACACGCGGGGGGGACGCTTGAACAACCGGGGGAAGGGAACAGCGAGGAACATGGACGACACCGACAAGTCACTCGCCGCAGTGTTGGGCTACCTGGTAGGTAGACCGCTCAAGCTGCGCGAGATTCTGGAAGCACTGCAAATGAGCAGATCGCGCTACTACGTCCAGATCGACGAGGGCACCCTCGTGCGCCCCGACAACCTGGTGCGCGCGGCCAACAATCTCGGGATCAACCCCGTCGACCTGCTCGCGCGGTTCGGCCTGATCAGCAGCGAGCACGTGCTCGACTACGCCGCGACCCTGCAGTCGCCGGATTTCACCCAGCGCACGAACGGAAGGGGGGTCGAGACGATGACGCCACCTAAGACCGGGCGCCGTCGGATCTCGGATCTGTCCGTGCGCCGGGGGGCCGCAGCCCTGTGACGCTCGCACGAGCTTTATGACGCTCGTGTGACGGGCTCGACAGTCCCGAATTAGGGACACTCGCGTACGCTGGCGTGGTGACCTTTGCTGCCGTCGCCGCCGCGACGCTCTCGCTATTCAGCCGCTACTCGGCTCGGCGCGTGCCGGGCGAGCGCGGCGCCACGACCGCGGTTTTGCTATTCGCCGTCGGCCTGTACCTGATCAGCCCCGAGACTCACATCGGCGAGTGGCTGTACCCGCGCACCGGGCTCGGGTACCTCGATACGTTCATCGGCACGCTGTGCTGGATCGGCGCGCTGGTCGCGTTGCTGCACCACGTCCTCGATCGCCTCGTCGACCGCGACGAGCTGGTCGAGCTATTCGACGCGCTGCTGCGGTGGCCGATCACCCTCGCCGTGCCGCTCATGCTCGCCGCGCTGTACGTCTCGCGCACGATCGCGCTGGCGCCGGTGCCCGACATTGGCGACGCCCCCGCCGACGTCTGGCTCGTCGCCTACCGCGTTCTCTACTACGGCACGTGTCTGTACCTCGCCGCGCTGCTGCTGCGCTGCCTTGCGATCGTGCGGCGCCAGGACGGCGGCCGGTCGTGCCACGTGGCGACGCTGTACATGGCGGCCATCGCCCTGGTGCCCGTCGGCATCGCGCTGCGCGTCCTGTCCTACGTCGAGGGCTTTTGGCCGCTGCACGAGGTCATCGACGTGTGCAGGGCGTGCACCGTTCTGCTCGTCGCGTCGGGCGCCGCGCTGTCGTGGCACCGCAAGGTGCGCACCGCGGTGCACACGCAATGCGCGCAGGCCGCGACGCTGCGCACCATCGTCGTCGCCGACGAGCGCCCCGAGGCCGCGTAGCTAACGCCGGCAAACGCGCCGATCTGCACCGTGACCTGCGGCGGCACCCCGAGACAGCAAACGAGCCCCCGGCGACGATCGCCGGGGGCTCACTTGTGCGCTGCTCAGATCCGGCGGCCGAGCTTGGCGGCCATCGCGGCGGCCAGGGCCTTGCCGCTGGTGCGGTCGAGGTGCCCGTACACGTCGACCGTGACCTTGATCGACTCGTGCCCGAGGTGCTGCTGAATCGCAGGCAGCGGGACGCCCGCGCCAATCAGCCAGCTCGCGCAGGTGTGCCGCAGATCGTGCACGCGCGGCTTGACGCCGAGGTCTGCACGCTTGAGCGCGGGCTGCCACACGTTCGCATGGAAGTTGTTGTGTCGGACGGGGTTGCCGACGGTGTTGGAGAACAGGTACTCACCGCTGTAGTCGAGGCCGTCGAGCACCGACGGATCGACGTTGATCGTGCGGCGCGACGCTGCGGTCTTTGGTGCACCGACGCTGTAGCTGCCTTGCGTATATGTGCGCTTGCTCGCGCGCGAGATGCGCACCGTGCCCTCGTCGCGGTTGACGTCGGACGGCCGCAGCGCGACGACCTCGCCCCACCGGGCGCCCGAGGCGACGAGGAACTCGACGAGCGGCTGCCACCGCAGCGTCACGTTGTCGTGCAGCTTGGCGTACTGGTCGTGCGACAGGAACACCATTTCAGCCCGCTCGGTGCGCGGCAGGCGCGCGGACGCCGCGGGGTTGGCCGCCAGGTGCCCGGCACGCACAGCGGCATTCAGCGCCGACGACAGAAACCCGTGCTTGTTGCTGATCGTCTTGCCCGCGAGCCCGCGCTCGGCGAGGGCCTGCACCCACAGCGCCACGTCGTCGGACGTGAGCGCCGCGAGCGGGATCTGCCCGAGCACCGGGGCAATGTCCTTCTCGACGCACTTCTCGTAGTCGTACAGGGTCGACGCCTCGACGCCGGTCTTGTGGTCGAGGTAGTGCCGCAGCCACTTGGCGAGGGTGTAGTGCCGCCGGGCGTCGTCGGTCGTCTCAAGCACCTCGACGGCTTTGGCCGGGCCGAGCACGTCGCACAGCCGCGCGAACTCGGCGGCCTGCGCCGGATCGTCAAACGAGGTCGACGTTTCCTCGCCGTTGAGTCGGTAGCGGACTTGCGTATAGCGGGTGCCGTCTTTGCGGGAACGTGCGCGCAGGGATGCCATAGCCGCAGATCGTACGCAAATGTGGACGGGAGTGTGGACGTAAAAAACGCCCTGGTCACATTTAGGGCTGTGACCAGGGCGTTTACTGGTGGAGCTGCCGGGAATCGAACCGCGATACAGTCGGGGCCGTGACCTGCGGAAACAGGCTAGATCGGCACCCGAGGGCACGCGAAAGTACGTGCAAACCCGCAGGTCGCCGCGGGTGGTGTGGACGTGGTCCACATGCGGGCCAGCCGGGCGAGTCGTTTGCTGGACGGGCAAAACCCCAGGTCGCGCGGCACTCGTCGACCGTAGCAGCGGGAGCTGCCGGGAATTGCGCCCGGTTACCGGATACACCCCGCCGGGGTATGCGTTGCTGCGCGGCGCCCATGTGGACGGCGCACGAAAACGCCCCCGCCGGTGACCGGCGGGGGCGCTCGTCGAGCTGGCGATCAGGCGACGTCGAACAGGGTCAGCTCGTCGTCGTCGTCGCCCTGGTCGTCGCCGTCGAGCAGCGAGTCGGCCCACAGCGTGAGCACCGACTGCGGCCGGGCCGGGGCCGCCAGCTCGGCGCCCTCGATGTTCTCGCGCCAGCGCAGCGCCCACAGCAGGCAGTTGGAGCACTTCGCGTGCGAGCAGCCGGGCAGCGGGGCGTTGCGGCGGGCGTTGTACGACCAGCCCATCGAGTCGGCCGTCGTCAGCAGGTGGCCGTACTCGCGCAGCCCGAGCGACTTGACGCCGAACCCGTGCACCGGCAGGCCGGGATCGCGGGCGAGGATCGCCTCGAACACCTCGCGGATCTCGCCGGTGTGCTGGCGGCGGCACACGCTGCCGACGCCCACCATCGGCACGGCGCCGAGGTCGACGCCCGCCTCGGCGTACATGTCCATGCAGCGCAGGTAGTCCTCGACGGCGTACCCCTGCAGCACCGGCATGAACGGGCACTCTGCGTCGGACACCTCGGCCCACAGCGTGCACAGCTCGACGTAGTTGGCGACCGTGCGGCGCTGGTGCTCGACGACGCTCAGGCCAGTCTTGGCGATCATGTCGGGCTCGCACATCCAGTCCTGCGGCGCGGCCCATTCCAGCTTGCCGATCTCCTCGTCGTAACGCTTGACGGCCGCGACGTACTCGGCGGGCGTGGTCTGCCACTCGCCGAACATGCTCAGCTCGGAGAAACCGCCGGAATCGAGCGCCCAACGCTCGGCCGCGACGGGCAGCTCGCCCTTGAGGCGCATCAGGCGCCGGTGCGAGACGAACAGCGGAACGCCCGCGGTGCGCAGCCAGCTCGGCTCGTGCGTCCCGAGGTAAAAGTGCTCGATCATGTTGGGCTCCTATCCCGTCGGCGTTTGTTGCCATGCATACAGTAGCACGGTTGTCTGCATACACACAAACAGCGCCCCGCCGGTGTGGCGAGGCGCTGTCGGCGGGGGCCGCCGCGGGCTATTCCAGGTGGCCGAGCGTCTGGTCGATCGCGCGCAGCCGCGCATCGTTGTCGTCGATCGCCCGCTGCAGCTTGGCGATCGCCCGGCGGTGCCCGAGGCTGTCCTGCTCGATTGCGAGCCGCTCAGACCGCGCGAGAGCGATCAGCTCGCGTCTGGTGAGGGATTGGTGCGGTGCGGCCATTTGTGGGCTCCTGTCGCCGTTGGTCCCGATAACGGTACTACTCGTTTCTGTGAACAGCGGGAAGCGCCCCGGCTCGGCGGCCGGGGCGCCCCGCGGGGCTCACGAGAGCCAGGCGACGATCAGCGGGGCCAGCTCCTGCCACGTCTTGCCCGCGTACTCGGGCGTCTCGACCGCGATCCCGAGGCGCTTGGACTGCTGCACCTGCCAGTTGCTCTCCCAGTCGCGCAGATCCTTGACGCGCTTCTTAGCGGCCTTCTCGGCGACCTCGGCGACGAACGCCTCGCGCTCGACGACGCCCTTGGCGACCAGGCCCTCGATCGCGGCCGTGGCGGCGGCGTGCCACTCGCCCATGCTCGGGTGCGTCATCGTGTACAGCAGCGCGTCGCTCGCCTCGGCCAGCACGCGGTTGCGAGCGGCCCGCTCGGTCTTGTACAGCACGCGGCCGGTCGTCGGGTCGGTCACGGCTGCGGCGGCCTTCTCGGCGTCCTTGACGGCCTTCTCGGCGCGGCGCGCGTCGCGCTCGACCTGATCGGCCCGCCGGATCGTGCCGGGACGGCTCAGCACCTCGACGGGGGCCGTCGGGTAGCAGACCGTGCACGCCAGTTCGCCAGCGGCCTCGACGATCTCGGCCTCGCTCTTGCCCGACTCGTCGGTCAGCCAGCCGAACTCGGTCGTGATGTAGCAGGTCGAGCAGCCGGTCGTGCGGTGCACGTGGCCGCCGACGTTGTTGACCAGGTACGCGCGCTCCCAGCCGCCGCGCTCGCGGAACGTCTCGGAGAGCTGCGCCCGGCGGGTGCGGATCGCGGCGAGCTTGGCCTCGACGATCGCCTGCTCGTTCATCAGCTCGGCAATCTCGGTGTCGATCTCGACGGGCGTGCGGCGCATGTCGGCGGCCTTGGCGAGCTGGCTGCGGTAGGCGGTGTTCTCGGTCATGTTGGGCTCCTATCCCGTGTGGCGTTGTTGCCATGCATACAGTAACACGGTTGTTGGCAGGTACACAACTCGGGACACGAAAACGCCCCGCCGGATCTCGGCGGGGCGTCTCGGGGGCCTGCTCTCAGTCGAGGTACTCGACGTCGGGCGTGGCGATCGACTCGATATCGGCGAGCCAGACATTGTGACCAAAGCCCCAGTAGCGCACGCGGATCAGGTTGCCCGAGCCCGCGACGGGGTTGCCCTCGACGCGCCGGTCGATCACCGCGTACTCGACGATCACGGTCACACGCTCGCGGCGGCCGTCGCGGTTGCGGGTCACCAGGTTGACGGGCAGGCCCGAGCCGATCGCGGCCTGCAGCAGCCGGTACGCCGCGACGTCGAGCCGGTCGTCGAACTCGTGCAGCTCGCGGGCGTCGGCGGCCTCGACCGTGTAGTTGCGGGCGACGGGCTGCCCGTTGATCGTGCCGGTGGCGCAGGTGAACGGGTACGTGGTGTTGATCGACATTGTGGGCTCCTATCCCTCGGCGGCCGGTCGACCGCGTTGTATGTATCTAAACACGTCACTGTGTGCATGTCAACACGACACGAAAACGCCCCGGCTCCGCGGGAACGGAACCGGGGCGCGCGGCGAGCTGGTCAGCCCCGCAGCCGGTCGAGCTTGGCCTTGCAGCGGTCGCAGATCGGCACCTCACCGAGGATCGGGTGCGCCTCGGTCGAGGTCGCCTCGTGGTCGCACAGCGCGAACCACTCGCACACCTGCGCGGCGCTCACGGCTCAACCGGCATCCGGTGCACGCCGTACGACACCTCGACGCCGTTGACGGCGTAGTCGCCCGCCATGCTGCCGTTGTCCGCGGTGGCGCTGCCCTGCGGCTCGACGTCGCCGAGCCCGTACTCGACGAGCTTGTCGACCAGGCGCCCGATCGCACCCTCGCGCGAGGCGTGCACCGACTGCCACCCGTCGTAGTCGCCACCCTCGGGGCCGGTCGCCTCGACGTCGAGCACCCACACCTCAGCCGGGGCGCTCACAGCCGCAGCCCGCTGTCGACGAAACCGACGACGCGCTGCCCGCCGGGCACCTTGAGGTCGACGTGCACGGGCTCGCCTGCCTTCCACTCGATCTCCCCCTGCAGCACGTTCGCCCATCGGACGAACCCGAGCCGGTGCGCCAGCCGGTCGACGAGCTTGCGCATGATCACCGATCCTTCTTGCCGCGGTACTTGCGCACCGTCAGCCGGTTGATACCGAGGCGCTGCGACAGGCTCAGCTCGCTCGCGCCGTCCTCGACCGACAGCAGCACGATCATGCGGGCCGCCGCGGTGGCGCGCTCGTACTCCTCGCGGGCGACAGCCAGCTCGTCGCCCACGGCCTCGGCGACGCCCTCGTCGTCGCACAGGTAACGCCCGGCGGCCTCGATCGCGGCCTGCCTGCGGTGGGCGTTCTCGTCGCCCGGCATGTCGGCCTCGATCGCCTCAAGGGTGTTCTCGTAGCGCGGCACGTTCAGCGCCGGGATCGTACGGCGACGGCCCCCGACGGTTACCTGCAGTCCTCGCGGCATGGCTGCCCTTTCCTCGGCGCTCAGTTCACGCACTGTCATTGTCGCGGTGGTCATTTCATCGGCTCCTATCCGGTGGGTTGGTGTTGCGGGGCCAACAGTACGCCACCCGTGTATGCAGGTCAACAACAACGCACAAAACGCCCCCCGCCAGCGTAGGCGAGGGGCGTCAGGTGTGTTTGCCGGGTGTCGGCGTCGGATCGGATCGCCGCAGGTGAGCGGCCATCCTCGAGAATGCCGGCGGGCCTGCGGCGGGTTAGCTGCGCCCGCGGGTTGCGTGCGCGAGCTGTGTCAGCGGGTCGATCCGCTCGGGGATCAGGTTGAGCAGGTGCAGCGCCAGGCCGACGACGACGGCGTGCGTCGTCCACTTGCGTCGGTGCAGGTAGCGGTCGACGCCCTCGCTCAGCAGCTCCCCCGGCGGCGCCGCCACCTCGTAGGCGACGACACCGGCGGCCAGGGCCAGCCACGCCCGATCGGCTACCCGCATCACAGCACGCCGAGGTTGGACACCTCGCCGCTGCGCAGCAAGTAGGTGAACGCCCCGCGGCGGGACTCGCCGCCCTGCCGCTCGCGGAACCAATCGCTGCCGCAGTCCATCGTCGGCGAGCACACGATCGCCTTGGTGGCGTGCAGCTCCATCGCCCCGACATGCCAGTGCCCGTGCTGCAGCAGTTGCGTCGCACCGGCGGGCTGGTTGTGCACGGCCTGCTTGGCGAGCCAGTCGAGGCCCTTGCCCTTGGTGAACTGGTGGCCGTGCACGAGGGTGACGACGGTATCGCCGACCGGCACAGTCATCGAGCCAGACCACGCCTCGGGCACGCGCACCTCGACGTGCCCGTACACGTCGGGCGCCAGGGCCATCGCGTCGCGCACGGCGATCGCGGCCTCGGTCGCCCACCCGTCGCCGGGGTTGGTGTTCCACATGCGGTGAGCCTGATCGTGGTTGCCGTTCACGACGTCGAGCTTGACCGCGGGGGCCTCGCGGAACACGTCGACAGCCTCAAGCATCAGCCGCCGCATGAGCCGGTACTGCTCGGTGATCGTCTCCTGCGTCAGCCAGGCGTTCGCGCCCTTCTGCGACACGACGCCCTCGCAGATATCGCCGGGCATGGCGATCTGCACGCCAGCGATCCCGCGGCCCGCCAGCTCGCGGTACTGCTGCCGCGCCGCGTCGAGGGACTGCACGAACCGCTCGACGATCTGCTCGGTGGCGCCGTCACGGGATCGCTTGCCGAGCTGTAGGTCGGCGGCCTGAAACACGTACCAGTACGGCGAGCTGGCGTCGCCGATCGTCGGCACCTTGCGGGCGTTGGCGATCAGCGCCTCAAGCCCCGTCGTCGGATCGTCCTCGACGACCTCGCACCGCAGCCGGTACGCGGCGAGCCATCGCTCGTCATACGTCTGCCAGTGCGACTCGCGCAGCACCTCGACGATGCGCCAGCGGTCGGGGTCTTTCCCGACGCTGCGCAGGATCTCGGCGTACTCGATCGGTTGGCCGGGCGCCGCCTCGACGGGGCCTGTCTCGATCGTCGCGCCGCGGTTGTCGAACTCGACGGTTGGCCGGTGCGGCACGTCGGGCGCCGCCGGTGTTGCGAGTCGATCAGCTAGCGACACGTGTGCCCCCTCGGTTGTGAATGCGGATGCACTCGGCGAACCGGGCGCGCTGTACGGTCAGCGGCCGGTCAGGATCGTTGGCACACTCGCGCCAGAGCTGCGACACATTGCCGCCGCTGTCGATCCACTGGTCGAACGCCCGCCGGTCGGCCTCGTCGAGGCCGTCGTACCACCGGCACGAGGCGCAGCCCGTCGGGGCCAGGGCGATAGGGCCGAGGCGTGCAGCCAATCCCACGGCGCCCCCTTTCAGATCAGGTCCGCAGCAGCGGCCGGGTCGGTGCGCCACAGGCGCTCGTACTCAAAGAAGTCGCGGTGAGGGGTCACGACGTGCGAGGGGTTTTCGGCGTTGTCGACGGCGTGCCGGTGATGCCACAGCGAGTCATAGCCAGACCACGCGCGGAACGCCCGCACAGTCGCCTGCAGCTCGTCGATATCGAGCACCTGCTGCTTGGACACCGCAGCGATCGACAGCAGCCGGGCCTCAAGCACCTGCAGCGCGCTCTCGCCGTCGATCTCCCACTGGTGCCGCGCCGACTCGACGGCCTCGGCGACCTGCATGGCGTCGATCGGCTTGACCTGCCGGGCCTTGCGGTCGGCCCACCATCGGCCCAGCGGCACGCGCTTGGCGATCGCGTCGTACTTCTCGATCGCCTGCCCGACGATCATCAGCGTGAACACGGCCGCCGCGCCGTAGGCGAGCCACCCGTCGGGCAGGTGGTTGAGCAGTTCAGATTCAGCCATGCTTGCGGCGCCTCGCGTAAGCCCAGTGACCGAGCGCGAAGAATGCGAAGTCGTACGGGGTGACGTATCCATAGATCGGCTCGCGGGACAGCACGCCGATCAGCGACGAGATTGCGAACGCCCCGAACAGCACCATGCAGCCGACGTGCGCGATCAGCGGGGGCCAGGCCCGGTGCTGCGTGGCGATCGAGGTGCCGGTGTAGTTCATCCACAGCTCGCCAGCGAGGCCGACGACACCGCACAGGATGAACGCCGTACCCCACACCGCCAGCGGCGCCGACTGCTCTACCTCGGTGTAGAGAGCCGACGCCGCATCGGGTGTCGAAATGTAGTTGCAGCCCCGCACGATCGCCTCGACGAGCAACGCCTGTTGCACCAGGCGCAGCGCGAAGTTAGGTACGAAGCGGTACGTCATGCTGCGTGCGCTCCCGTCGCGGCGGCCTCGTCACGCTTGGCCGGATCGACCGAGGTGCGGGTGTTGGTCGCCGCCAGGGCGCCGCCGAGCACCGCCACGATCGCCGCCATGAGCGGGGTAAGCGTCGAGTCGTCGGCCCAGCCGAACCCGACGACGAACGCCTGTATAGGTGGCAGCAGTCCGTACACCCAACGCCGGAACCCGTCGCGCGTGTTGAAGAACGCGAGGGCCGGGCTGGCGATCCCGAGCACCAGGGCGACGATCAGCTTGGCGCGGTCCTCGCTGGCGACATTCCACGTCACCATCGCGGTAACGAGGTACGGGCTCAGCACGTGAACCTGCAGCCGCAGATCCTCCCACGTGCGGATGCCGAGGCGCTCGTTTGCGAACAGCACGACGGCCGCCCAAACCTTGTGCAACATGACGACAATCGTCTCAGCGGGTCGGTTCATAACAGCCCCCTCACGCTGCCAGTGCGCGCATGTGCGCGACGGCGTGCTCGTAGTAGGTGACGCCCGGCGACCGCTCCCGCAGGTGATACTCGGTGTGCGCCGCGGTGATCGGCTTGCGGCCGAAGAACACCATTGCCTTGACGATCGCCTGCACCGCGGCCGGGAACTCCTGCAGCGGGCTCTGCAGGATCTCCATTACCTGCGCGACGATGCCGAACACGTCGGTGATGCTCGACAACTTGATCAGCTTGAAGATCGCCGTCATGTCCTCGCCGACGTCGTTGTTGGGCACGTTGGCGTAGATATCGCCGGGGTCGAACTCGTCGACCCAGAACGACGGCGTGCCGACGAGATTCTTGTCGGAGATACCTCGGCCGCCGCTGGCGTCCAGCTCGCGCCGCGGGTTGCCGAACGTCGAGCCCGCCATGAGCTTGTGCTCGACGTGCTTGAGTCGGCCGGTGCGGAACTCGTCGAGCAGATCCGACACGACCCACCCGCCTTGCGAGTAGCCGCACAGGCCGTAGCCGTCGGGCACCTCGCGCGAGGGCTTGGCCTCGTGCTGCAGGACGAGGCTCACGCCCTCGTCGACACCGATCTTGGCCGAGGCGCCCATCGGGAACGTCTTGGCCGGGTACTTGCCGATCGGCTGGAAGTAGTACAGATCCTCCATGCGCCGCGCGAGGTCGGCCGGGTACCCCGTCCACATGTCGACGCCGGTGCCCTGCGCGGTGAGCAGTACGGGCTTGCTCACAGAGCACCGCCCTTGCGCAGCACGCACTCGCTGCCGCCGAGGGCGCACGAGCCGTCGCCGCCGCCTGCGGTGAGGGTGCACGCGCCGCCTGTCTGCGCGCATACAACCTTGCTCGCTGGCGGGGGCGTCGGCGCCGGGCTTGGGGTGCTCGGCGCCGTCAGGCTCGTCGACACCGGCGGGGCGCTGGCGAGGATGCGCTGCGCGAGCTGGCGATCGGCCTGCCGGTCGGGGTACTGCACCGGGTCGGCCGCCGCGATCGAGCGCAGCAGCGCGAGGGTGCCGGGGTCGCCGACCTTGGCGAGGTCGATCACGAGCTGCACGTGATCGTTGGCGTCATCGTTGAGCGCGATGCCAGCCGCGGTGTCGATCAGGCCCTCGCCGAGGGCGCGCAGCGGCGAGCGGGACGGGAACCGCTTGCGCAGCTCGCCGGTGTCGGGGGCTGCCAGCCAGCGCAGCAGGGTGAGCACCTCGCGCTGCTCGGCCGGGGATAGAGCGGACAACAGATCCTCCTGTGTGGTTGTTTCGATTCCGAGGGCCGCCGCGAACGCTGTCGGGGTCAGGCCGTTGGCTGCGTTCATGTCGCAGTTGCCGAATGGCGGGGCGCCCTCGGGCAGCCCGCCGCCGTACCCCTGCCCGTCGGTGTACTGGTGGGCGATCATGCCGGGATACGTTGGGAGACGGCCGTACCCGGCGACGACGAGGCGCACGCCCTCGGGCTTGCGGGGCCACAGCGCATTGAGGTCGCCGGTGTTGCCGTAGCCGATCACCTTGCGCCGGTCGCCGACGAACGTGGCGAGCTGCTCAAACGCTGCGTTGATCCCGTCGGACTGGTCGCCGCGGATCTGCCCGCCCCAGCTCTCGACGTCGAGCATTACCGCCATCTTGGGATGCGGCTGCCCTACTTGGGCTTTGAACGTGTCGACCGCAGCCTGCCAGTTGGGTCGCCACACGAGGTAGACGAGGAAACAGGCGAGGCGCCCGTCGTCGGCCGCGCGCTTGCACCAGGCGTAGTTACTCGCCCAATCGAGGTCGAGGTGCGTGCCATCGTTGGATCGGATGCACAGCACCCGGTACCCCGCGTCGGTGTAGGCGTCGGTGACCGGCACCTGCCACTCGGACACGTCGGCGTACAGGGTGTCGGCGGGCTCGGGAACCGTTGGCGCGGTGCCGTCCTCGTCGATCACGCCGGGCAGGTACGCCCAGGCGTTCGCGTACGGGTTGTCGACAGTCCATGCGGCGGGGGCCGTCACGAGGCCCTTGCTGCCAGCCGACTCGATCCGCATACCGTCCAGCTCGCCCCACATGTGCGAGTTAGCGCCGCCGCCGGGGCCGTGATGAAACGCGATCTTGGCGACGGCGTTGGCCGGAATGTCTTGCGGGCGCTTGACTGCGATCGTGCCGAACGGGCCGGGCACGCCGTCGGGCAGCGAGCCGCCCTCGCTCTTGCGCCGGTACGACTCGGTGGTCGCGGCCTCGGACTGGCGGCCCGGCACGTAGCGGCCGAGCATCATCTCAAGCACGGTCTGCCAGACCTCAGAGCAGTCGGTGCCCTGCTTGGTGTTGGTCGGCGACAGGGCGCCGCCGTAGACGTATCGGTTGCCGACTCGGGCGCGAATGAATGCCTTTGTCGCCTCGACGTTTGCGCGTGTAATCAACTGTATGCCTTCACTTTCCGAGGATTAAGCAGCGAGGTCGTACGTGTGCGACGGGGTGACGTCGATCGAGCCCGCGGCGTTGAGGGTGACGCCGGGCGTCAGGGGCTTGGCGTACAGAAACGTGCCGTCAGACTTGCGCACGCTGTAGTAGGCGACCGGGACACCGGCCGGGACGGCGAAACTCTGTGTGCTGCCGACGATCTGCGCCTTGCCTGCGTCGGTGCCGCCCGACACGATCGCCGCGGTGCCCCACGTGGTCGTCTTGCGGGCGTAGCTCCCGCCGGTGATCTCGCTCGCGCCGGTCACGCCGGGGTCTGCGGAATGCAAGCTGATCAGGGCGCCCTGCGCACCGATCGCCGTGATTACCGCCAGCTTGAATGCGTCAGTCGCGCCTGCCATGTCGTGCTCCTATTCAGTTGTTTGCCACGGCCCGCGGCCGAATCGAGTCGGCGCAGGTCACGGGTAGTTCTCGAGGTTGGCCGGCGGTTTAGCTGGCTGCTTGGCGTGCGCGGATGAAAGCAGCACCGAGGCCGCCGCCGCCGCCCGCACCGAAGAAACCGCCAGCCGCGCCGCCACCGCCGGGCGCATTGCCCGCGGCGCCGAGGTTGGGGCTCTCCGCACCGCCGACGTACGTCTCGCCTGCGATCACCTGATTGCCCGGCGATCGGCCGACGACGTTGAAAATGTCAGTGCCGCCCGAGCCGCCCGCGCCCGTCAGGACGGGGCCGCCGGTGTAGGTCGCCGTCGTCGCCGTGCCGTTGCCGCCATTGCTGCCGCCGCCGGGGCCGACAGTGCCGGTGATCGTGGTTACCGTCCACGGGATATCGACACCGCGCCGCAGCGTCGCAACGGACCACTTGCCCGCCGCGCCGCCCGAGCCGTTGCCGAAACTGCCGTTGATGCCGCCCTGCCCGCCGCCGAGCACCAGGACGTCGATCCAGTACGCCCACCACGGGATCGTGTAGGTGAACGCCCCGGCGGTCAGATAGTTGGTGCGCGTCGCGGGCATTGCCGGGAAGCCAGCCGCAGCCGACGCCGTGCTCGACGACCAGGCCGCCGCGGTCGCCCGCAGCGCGGTCGCCGCGGTCGTCGTGCTGGTGCCGATCGTCGCCGCCACGAGCTTGACGAGCACCGCGGCCGAGGCCCGGCTCGACGAGCTGGCGACGCCGATCACGGGGTACCGCTCGCGGGCCGCCGCGCTGGCGAAGCTCGCCGACACCGCGGGGGCACCGGCCGTCAGCAGTGCCGCAGCGGTCGCCACGTCCACGCTGCGCGCTCGGGCCGTCACGGTCACAGCAGCAGCCGCCTGCGCGTACGAGACGCTCAGCGCCGCCGCCAGCTCGTTGACGACGGCGTGCCATCCGACCTGCGGGGCGTGCCCCGCGGCTGGCTCGGGGTTAACCGTCCAGCCGCGGGCCTTGCGTTGAAACGGCTGCGGGTTACTCGCCCACGCCATGAGGCCGCCTCTCAGTCGTCAGCAGATTGCCGAGCTGTCACCCACGCCGCGCCGGGGCCGCCGCCGTAGCCCTGCAGGTACGGCGCCGCACCGGAACCGCCGCCACCGGGGAAGCTGCCACCGGCGAACGCCGCGTCAGTCCCGCCGAAATACGACTTGCTGTGCCATTGGAAGTTCAGCGAGCCACGGCCGGGGGTGTTGCCGTTGGGGTTGTTGGGGTTGTGGTTTGGCCCCTGCCCGCCGTACGCGCCGCCCGCGGCGATCATCTGCTGCAGGGTGCCGTCGAGGCCGATCCAGCCGACGCCCGACGGGTTGCCGGGGTAGCCCTCGGCGCCGGTGATGCCGCCACCGTTGCCGACGACGACAGTCATCTGCGTTGCGTTGGCCGGGAAGTCGACGCCGCGCTTGAGCGTCCTGCCTGCCCAGTAGCCATAGCCGCCGCCCTGCCCGCTGGCGAAGTTGAACGATGAACCGCCGCCGCCGCCGCCGCCGATCGCCACGAGGTCGAGGTACTGCGCCCACGATGGGATCTCGTAGGTGTACGTGCCCACCTGGTCGTACTCGGCCGTCACGGGTGCCTCGTAATCGGCTGCCACGTTGGATATCCCGAAGGACAGCCACGGGACACCCGCACCGGCGTAGCCGATGCTCGCCGCCGCGATCGTGCCGGTTGCCGGTGCACGGCCGCCGCTGCCGGGGTTGCGCACCGCGCCGAGGCGCTTGGGCGCCGCGGTCGGATGGTTGGGAATCCACGAGGCCGCCATGCCTGCGATCAGGTGACTGCCCGAGCCGAGCGCGACGAACTCGGCCGCCAGGACGTCGCCGGGCTCGCACACAACCTGATTGGCACCCGAGAACACGTACGTCTGCCACGCCCACGCCGCGGTGAGCTGTGACTGCAGATCCGGCGAGGTGTGCAGCAGCGTGAGGTCGCCCGCCGCGTTCATGCGGTAGACGTTGACGTAGAACCCCGTGAGGTTGGCGACGCCGCTGCCGATCCACTGCACGTAGCCCTTGGTCGAGCCCTCGGTGCAGCGGATGAACCCCATAGGCGCCACGGTCGCCGTCACGGCGATACTCGGCGGGGTTGCGCCAGCGGCGATATCGGACAGCGGGAACGATGCCTCTGCCGTGTCGGCCAGGCCCACATATGCGGGCTTGTTCCGACGCTCGGCCAGGATCGCGGTATGCGCCTGCGCCAGCCGCACGGCCTGCGTGATATCGAGCGACGTCTGCTGCGCGGCCTGCGCGAGCGCGGCCATGCTCTTGCTCTGCCCGTGCTGCCCGGTGAACGCCGACCACAGGTAGTCGATCGTGTTCTGAATCGACTCACCGATATTGGCGATCCCGTTGATGCCCTCCATGACGAGGTTGGGCAACGTCGGGATGTTCTTGACGTTGATCAGTTGCGACGCATCGAAACTGCCGTCGAGCCCCAGGTGCACGATCCTGTCGATGATCGAGTGAATGGTGCCGCCGATCCCACCGGCCGCCGCGTTGAGGAACTCCTGCCACTTGTCGAGGCCGAGCATGTGGCCGAGCTGGTCGACCGCACCCTCGATCGCCGACCACGCGCTCGCCAGCTCGTCGCCGAGGCCGTCCACGAAATTGATGTGCAGCAGGTTGCCGCCCTTGGCGACGCGCAGATCGTCGAACCAGATCGAGCCGAGCGTTACCCCGTTGGTGACGGCCAGGCGCAGCCGCAGACTGGCGACGCCCTCGGGCACGGTGTACGTGCCGCTGATCTTCACCCAGTCGGCCGTGCCGGTGACGGTGGTCAGAACGGCCACGGTCGGACGGCTCGGGGCCGCTGTCGCCGTCGTGGCGCCCTTGCTGTCGGCGTAGGTGGTGAGGCCGAGCGCAATCGAGGCGTTGGTGCCGACGACGTTGGCTCGCTTCACCCAACCCTCGACGTCGAGCTTGGTGCCGGGGGTGACCGGGATCAGGTCGACGCTCAGCAGTTCCTTGATCGTGCCATCGCCGACGGTGAGCGCCGAGCCGGGCGCCGTGCGGCCGACGGTCGCGTCGAGGGTCCACTTGCCCGCCGGGTCGTCGATCGCCACGGTGTCGGTAAACGCACCGTTGGGCAGCAGGTTGGGCGACGCCTGCGCCACGTGCCCGAGGGGCAGCAGCGGCAACCGGCCGGGGTCGATGATCCCGAACAGTTGGTCGCCCGCCCACTTGGCGAGCTGCGCCAGCCCCGACAGCGGCCCGCCGACGTACCCGAGCACCTGCCCGATCATGTCGGCGATGTGCTGCGGGTCCAGGGCGCCGCCGATGATATCGCCGAGCGACAGCACGAGCGCCTGCGGCGAGGACAGGTCGAGGCCCGTCAGCTCCTTGAGTCCCGCAATCCATTGCTTCCACAGCTCGCCGGGGTCGAGCTTGGGCAGCCTGCCGGGCTCGGCGAAGATCGACCGCATGGGATCGCGGTCGACGCGCAGCGAGTTGCGATCGAATACGGGAGGCACGTCGTCAGCCCCCCGTCGTCTTGCGCCAGGTCGACTCGGCGACCAGCCACTCGATCTGCGTCTCGGAAACCGCGCCCGTGCCGCTGAACTCGCGCCACTCGTACTCGTCGGCGCGCAGCGGCAGGTACTCGGCGATCTTTGGCGGGAGGTCTGTCCACGGCACCTCGCGCTCGGCGTACTCGACGATCGTCAGCCCGTCGAACCCCGCGGCGTTCTCAAACGACTCGCGGGTGAGCCACCGCACGACCTCGACGTCGATGCCGGGCTCAAGCGGGACGATCGTGCGGTAGCTCTTGGTGTACGGCATGGCAGTTAGCTCCCTTGCGGCACAACGAGGATCGTGAGCTGCGCGCCGTTGCGGTTGAATATGTAGGCGCCGAACAGTCCGTCGTTGTACAGATTGACGTTGATAACGGCCGACACACCGGGCGCCACGGTGGCGACGCCGTTGTCGGGAGACACCGCGACCGCCGGGTCAGACCCAGACGAGAAGTGCGGCAGGATGTTCGACCACGAGGCGATGTTGCCGAACCCGCGGCCGATGAGCTGCCCGCTCTGCGGATCGCCGAGGCGCACCTCGACACCGATCGTCAGCGGGTCGGCGTCGAACTCAAGACCAAACGCCTTGAGGTGCCCCGTCACGTACGGGGTCCATGCGAAGTCTTGCGGCTCGACGGTGTACTGCAGGATCGACTGCCGCTGCGCGAGGCCAGTGAACGGCGTAAACGCCGCCTCGGGAACGGAATACAGCCGCGGGTGCTTGGCTGCGAAGTCCGACGGAATCCACAGCGCCTTGCGCTCAGACCACACGATCGTCTGCCCGTCAGTCGGGGGCTCGGAGTTGTCGTAGTCGGGGGCGTCGAGGATATTCGTCGAGGGTCCGATCGGGCCGGGGGGCGACAGCGCCCGCACCTTGATGTGCGGGTTTAGGCTTGTGCCGCTGCGGATTACCTGATCTTTGACACCGGGGCCGCGCTCGGCCATTGGGATCGTCTCAAACTCAAACGAGATTTGAGGGGTCGCACCGGGAGGCCCCGCGGGGCCGGGGCGCACCATCTGAAACTGATTGCCAGTCCAGACGTAGACGACGGTGCCGATCCACCAGCCCTTGCCCTTGTCGGCGAGGGTCAGCTCGTCCTGCAGCTCGACCAGCTCGGTGGGCGATTCCAGCGGCGGCCACTGCAGGTCGACCAGCGGGGCCGGGTCGCCCTTGTCGCCCTTGGGGCCGATCAACACGTCTGTCGTGATGACGGCCTCGCCGTCGATCATCTCAAGCGTCGCCGACATGCCGCCCGGCGTATTGCCGTCGCCCACGATGCCGTACCACGTCGCAGACATGAGCGTCTGAAACAGCGCGACCGCATCGCCCGTCAACCGGGGCGCAAGCTCGGCCATATGGTGCTCCTATTCAGTTATGTTTGCCGACCCGAGGCACAGCCGCAGGTCAGGGCATGATTCCGGCACTGCCGGCCAAGTTGCTACGGGGTGTCGTCGTCGTCGAACACGATCGACGTCTGCGTGTGCCAGGCCGTGCGGGCGTCGAGGTCGACGTCGGCGGGCTCCTGGTCGAGGGGCTTGCCGGTCGCCCGGCGAATGAACTCGGCGCGGGCCGCCGCGGACAGCAGCGGCAGATCGTCGAGGGTGGCGCCGTGCAGCTCGTCCTCGATCGAGTCGGGGGCGTCGACTGCGACCCACTCGACCGCATCCTCGACGACGCCCGCCGTGAGCGGCAGGCGCCGCTTTTTGATCACCGCGCGATCGGGGACGACGACACAACCTGCCTGCGCGAGGTGAAACGCAAGCACCGGCACTAGGTACCGGACGTCGTATCGCCGCCCCCGACTGTCGGCCGGGTACTGCAGCAGCTCCGCTATGTCGTGCATCGCGTCGGCGATCGAATTGAGGCCGGGCACGTGCTCGGGCACGTCGGGCAGCGGCGGCAGTGGTGGCAACATTTAGAACATGTCTCCCGATCCGAATAGGGTGCCCAGCGCATTCCAGAACGCCGAGGCGTCACGGGCCAATTGCGCTAGGCCGCTTTCTGATTCCGAATCATCACCGATCGACAGGTCGTACGTCTTGGGCGTCGACTCGTCATAGTGCAGCTTGAGGGCCGACACCTGATCTGTGTGATAGATACGGTCAATCTCAAAGTGACAACGGGTACCGAGATCGAAGTCGTAGAACAGCGTGTGCTGCCCACCGTTTCGCACGGACACCTTGAACGCCTGATAGGCCCTCGTCTTGTGGTGTCCCTCGGCCAACGTCATCGCCGACGCAACTGTGTACGCCGACCCGCTCCCCTGCTCGAAATGCTCAAGGTAGCCATACGGCCCAGACCTGAACGCGCGCACCGGATCTGTTGCCTGTATGTACGCCAACAGCACGTTGTCGGCCTGCCCCTGGTAAATTTCCTCCATGCCCGAGCTGCCGGGCGACTGGTAGGAACCGGCGGGACCAGCCGTGATTACTGCTGAAAGTTGGCTCAGCGCATACTTTATCAAAAAGGTCTGCGTTTGGTTGAGCCAGCCAGGCGAGCGGCCGCCCGTGGTTATCTTCTGCGCTTTCGCACGAAACATGCTGTGCTCAGCCGAGATAATCGACGACTGCTCGGTGTCCCGAAACACTATGTCTGGCACCGGCGGTGCGATCCCGAGCAGTCCGCGGATGAACGGATCGGGCTCGCCGTCGCCGTCACGGTCGATCGGCACGAGGGTGCTCAGGATGTTGTCGGCCGATACCGCGATCAGATCGAGCGCCCCGTCGAGGGCCGTGCCCGTGATACCCACGGTGCCCGACATGTCCTCGACCGCAAGCACAATGCAGTTGCGCGACGGCCGGGCCGCCGCCTCGCCGATCAGCAGCGCCAGCTCGGGGTGCGGGCTGTCCTCGTCCTCGGTCAGCCAGGTGTACGCGCGAACGTGGCACCCGGCGTACTTGAGCAGCGCATCGCACACGTCGTGCGCGACCTGCCACCGCGACATGAGCACCGACAGCCGCGACCTATCGAATATCGGGTTGACGAACTGCATTTGCACGGGCCAGTTCAAAGGGTTGAGGTTCAACACATTTGACGCCTCGCCCGTCCACGCGCCGGGGTTGAACAACTGCGTAGGCAGCGCCAACAGCGGGTTGTAGTTCCGAGCGAGGTTGATGAACCCCGTACCGCTCACGATCGTGCGGGTGTTGCCGATGTTGAGCCAGGCCCGCAACGGCTGCACCTCGGGCGCCGAGAACGGAGTAGCACCAAATAGCAAGTGCTTCCAGTGTTCTCGGTTGTGCGCGCATTCCAGCGTGACAGTGCGCAGGCCGCTCTCGTCGCGCTTCACGCGCACGTTGGTGACCTTGGCGCCCCACCGCCACCGCCACGATCGCCGGTGCGGGTAGGGGTCAATCGTGATGTGCAGATCCTCGTCCTTACGGACGTCCGACCGCATGAACTCGACGAGCCAATCGTCGCCGCGCAGAACGATATCGCCCTGCCCGGTGTCGTGCAGCATCTCCTCGGCGTCGACAGACTTCTCGGCCGCGACGGTACCGATGTACCGCATTTGGTTATCCCACAGCCGGATTAGCGGCTTCTCGCGGGCCTCGCTGTCGATCAGATCGCGCTTGAGGTCGAGGTATCGGTACGCCTCGATCGGATTCTTGACGGGATCGGGCACGCCGCTGGCGCCGACACTCGGCGGCACCCACAGCTTGCCCTTACCGCCAATCACGACCACGCCATGCGGTAGTTCTGCGGCATGATGCACGTGATCGAACCCTGCGGGTTGTCGTGCGTCACCTTGATGTGCGCGACCTCGCGCGGCGGGATCTTGCCGTCGAACCCGATGCCGCCGGGGATACGGCGCTGCGCCGGTAGGCGACTCGCCGTGACGTCGTGCAGCAGCAGGTCGATCAACTGCGACCCGCGCAGGTACTTGTACAGCTGCGAATCCACCGGATCTTTCTCGGTGGTGATCGTCCGCTTTGTTGGGTCGGTGTCGACCATCATGTAGCTGCCGTCAGTCGGGTACAGCTTGGGCAGCTTGACGATCGGGCCGTCAGTGCCGTCTTGGATCGACGCCTGCCCGTGCCCCTTCACGAGGTACTTGGGCCACGCTTCCCACGTGCCGCGGTTGGGCGACGAGATAATCCCCTGCGCCACACCGTTGTTCTTGAGCACGTTGTCGAGGCTCGACAGCCACGGCCGACTCACCGCGCGCTTGGCGTAGAACGGCCAGGGCGCGTGCAGCGTGATGTTCCACTGCATCGAGTTGTTGTCGTTGCTCACCGGGTCGACGCGCAGTGACGTCTTGGACGGCCCCGCGAGCAGCACGGCCAGCCACCGCCAGCCGTGCGTACGGGTGAACGATCCGAGGAACCCCGGCACCGTTTCCGACAGCGACGACCACCACGAGTCCTCAATCAGCCGGTACGAGAACGGGTTAGGCTCCTCGATCCGCTCGGCGTTGCCGTTGGGCTGGATGACGACACCGAGGTCGATCGTGCGCTTTTTGTAGTTGACTCGCTCGGGCTTGGCGCCGATCGTGTACGCGCCCTCGCTGTACAGGATCTCAAACTCGGGCTGCATGACGCCCTCAAGCTCGGTCGCCAGCGCGACGCCTTCACGGCCGCGCATAGGCCCCGCGAGGTGCCAGACCTTGTTATTGCTCGGGTGGATATAGACCCACTTGGTTTGCGTCGACCGCAGGTACTCACCATTGCGGCCCATGTCGTGCCAGTTGGTCATGCGCCGCCAGGACGGGTGCGCCGGGTTTTCGACGCCGTACAGCGGGCGTCCCTCGGCGTCGTATTCGTACTTTGGCGGGTCGAGATAGAAGTCGTCGTGAATGCCGCCGAGACTCACCGGATTGTGCCCCCGTATTCAGTTGTATTGTTTGCCGAGCAGACCGCCGGCAAGACGGGCCGCCGCAGGTCAGTGACTTGCGACGGCCCGCCGGGCGTTTGCTGCTAGGTGTATCGCTTGCGGCTATTCAGCTCCGAACGGAACTGCCCGCGCAGTGCGGCCGGGTCCATGCCGACGTTGCCTGCGAACACGACGTCACCAGTCGGGCCGGGGGCCGCGCCCTGCTGTGCACCGTGCTGCTGCCCCTCGGCCGCACCAGGTGCGAACGCCGACATGGCACCGAGCGCGCCCGCGGCGACACTCGACCCGCCGCCGCCCGCGACCGCCGGATTGAATTGACCGGGCGCCAGCGCAGGGCTGCCACTCTCGGCCGTCCATCCCGCGGCGGCCGTATCGCCCGCTGCGTTGCGCTCACCGGGCGCGAGAGACGTCAGCAGACCACCGAGGCCCACCGCGTCTGCTGCGCCGCCTGCGAAGCCACCAGGGCTCGTAGCGGCGCCCGCCGCGCTGGCGTCCGCACCGGCGCCGCCCGAGAGCAGACCACCGGCGAAGTTGATGCCAGCCATGAGCGACTTAACCGTCGGCCACTCAAGCGGGTTGCTGAACAGCGACCCATCGAGCCCGATCGACTCAAGCGCCCCCGAAACGAACGTCTTACCGAAGTCCGCTCCCGTGAGGCCGCCCTCGCTCGACGAGCCCGAACCGCTGCCCGCCTTGAACTTGCCCTTGGTGCGCAGCTCGGTGTCGGCGTTGGTTGCCTCGGTCACCTTGTCGTGAGCCTTAGCCTGCCGCTCCTGCGCGTCGACCAGCTCGCGGTTCGACACGTCGAGCGAGTGCTGCGCGTCGTCGACACCCTTGCCCTTGGCCTTGGCCTCGTCGAGCCGCTGCTGCGCCTTGTCGCGTCGGTACGTGGCGTCGTCGACACCCTGGTCGGCGTTCTTAGCCGACGTCTTGGCGCTGTCGACCTTCTTGCCCGAGCTGCTCAGTTGCGCGCTCGTCGCCGCGGTGTACGAACCGCCACCGCTGCTGCCACCGCTCGCCGAGCTGGCGCCGCCGATCGTCGCCGCCCCACCATCGAGGCCCGTGAACGATTCCGGCGGCAGGTGCATCTGATTGGTGAACTGCGAGGCGTCAGCCCCGACAGCAGACCCGCCAAACTGCCCCTTGCCCGCAGCGCCGCCCATCTCAAAGTGCGTGCCGTCGGGCAGCGTGGCCGCGGTGTGCCCGCCAGCCTCGCCGCCGTTGTACCACCCGATCTGCAGCGAGCCCGTCGGGCCGAGGCCCGGCTGAAACCCGCGCTTGGCAAGCTCGTCACCCTCGGTCGCCGTGGCGAACCGCGAGCCGAACGGATCTCGACCCGTGGCGTAGTTGGCGATCGCCGACACCGCACCCGAGCAGTCGCCCCAGTTGGTGCCGCCCCACACGTACGGCTTGCCGTCGACACCCTGCGCGAAGTTGACCAGCTCGTCGGGCGACACGAGGCCGCCCTCGGCGAACCGCGGCAGCATCCCGCCGAGGATCTTGTCGAGCGGCACGCCCGCATTGAGGGCCTGCAGCAGCGGCAGGTACGCCTGCGTCGTCGCGGCGTTGGTGACGAACTCGCCGTTGGCGACGCGCACCATTGCCGGGAACCCGAGAATGCTGTCGCTCGTGCCGGTGCCGGGGCCGTTGATCCGGCCGCCGTCGGCGTACCGAGCCATGCCGCCCGCGATGTAGCCACCGCTGGCAGCGCCGTCGAGCCCGAGGGCGCCGAGCACCTTGCCGCCCGCACCCTTGAGTGCGTCGGTCACGGTGCCGATGCCGTTGACGATCTTGTCCCAGATACCGCCGATCGCGCCCCATACCGTCGTGATCACGTCCTTAACGGCGTTGAACGCGGTAACGAGCCCATCCTTGAACACGCCGACGCCCTTGCCGACTCGATCGAGGGCACCCTCAAACAGATCCCACACGACCTTGACGCCGTCCCAGAACGCGCCGACCGCGGCGCCGATCGCGCCGAACGCGGGCACTGCGACGTTCTGCCACAGCCACATGATCACGTCGCCGACGCCCTTGATGGCGGGCTGCACGAAATTCCAAACCGCTTGCACGCCAGTCCACCACGCCGAGATAGTCGCGGCGATCCCGTTGAACGCGGGCACGACGACGTTCTGCCACAGCCAGCCGATCACCCCGCCGAGCATCTTGAGCGCGCCGATAGCCGCGCCAAATTCCAGCTTGGCGACCGTGAGCCACAGACGGCCGAGCCACTCGACCGCGGGCTTGATGAACTCCCACACGGTCTTGATGGCATTGCTCAGAGCCGAAAACGCTTGCTTGGCAACCTCGCCGATCTTCTGCAGGCCGGGCTGTATCTGCTCCCACGCCTTGCCGAGGGTGTTCTTAATCCACTCCCACGCGGTCGCGGCGGCCGACTTAATCGCCGTCCACATCGTCTCCCACAGCTTGCGCCCCGTCTCGGTGCGCGTGAAAAACGCATACAGCGCGGCGGCCAGGGCGACGACTGCGACCACAATCAGGCCGATCGGGCTGGCGATAAACGCGGCGTTGAACAGGAACCACGCGGTGCGCGCGATCTTGGTTGCGTTGGCAGCCAACAGCATTGCGGTGTTGTACACGGCCATGCCGACGGCCATCGCCTTGACGGCCGCAACCGTGATGAGCAGCAGCGGCGACAGCGGGGCGAGGTACGCGACGATCGACGCCAGCGGCGGGGCGATCGTGGCGAGGGTGCCAGCCCACGGCGTGAAAGCCTGCACCAGCGCCGGGATTACGGGCGCGAGGCGCTCCATCACCTGCGACAGCGCGGGCATGAGGATCTTAGCCATTTGCACGAGCCCCGGCACGGCCTGCGCGATCGCATCGCCGAGCGCCTTGAACCCCGGCGCGAGAGCCGGTGCAGTCACCTGCCCGATCTGCCGGATGCCGTCGAGGACAGGCTTAATCACGTTCCATGCGTTGACGACCGACGCCTTGAGGGTCGCAAACACGTTGAGCATCTGCTGCCCGTCGATGTTGCGCAGCCACTCGCCTGCCTTGAGCAGAGTGTCGTTGATGCCCTTGCCGGTACCGGCGAACGTGTCGGCGGCCGTCGAGGCGAACTGAATCAGCCCGCCGGTCAGACCCGTGAGGCCCGACTCGCCGAGGAAGTTCTGAAAGAATCGGTTGGACGCCGCGAACATCTTGTCGATCGCACCGGCGTTGTCGGGGCTATTCAGCGACGCCGCGAGGTCGTTGCCGATCTGTCCGAGGGTGCCGGTCAGTTCCGTTGCGCGCGGCTTGAGCCCGTCCAGTGTGGTGCCGAGAGACGCGAAAGCAGGCTGCAGCGTCGCAGAGAACGTGTCGACGATGCCCATGCGCAGCTCGCGGAACGCCGACAGCAGCGGCCCCATGCGGGCGCCGACCATCTTGTTAAACGCCTCGTCGGCGTCCTTGAACTGCTCGGTGAACGTGCCCGCCGCGTCAGTCAGGCCCTTGAACCCGATTTTGAGCACACCGATTGCGGGGCCGAGGATTCCGACCATTGCACCGGCTGCGACGCCTGCGGCGGCGCCGACGTTGAGCAGGAACCCCCACACGCCCTTGAGCACCGCGCCGAGCCCGACGGCCGCCGCGGATGCCAGGCCGATCGCCAGCGAGGCGCCCACCGTGGCGAGCGCAAACCCCTTGGCGGCCCGCTCCATGAACGCCAGCGCCTTGCCGACCGCAGCCAGCACGAGCACCGCCGACGTCACGCGAGACACCTGCTTAGCGAGGCGACTGGCGAGCCCGGCGAGCAGCGCCAGGGCGCCAGCCAGCCGGGCGAGACTCACACCGGCGACCAGCCGCAGCGCGGCCGAGCTGGCGAGCAGTCCGACGCTGAACCCGCGGGCGATCTTGGCGGCAATGCCGATCGTCGTCGCCACGACACCCACGTGCCGCACGACCGAGCTGGCGGCGTTGCCCGCGAGCTTGAACCCGCCGGTGATGGCGCCGAGGCCCGCCCCGATCCCAGCGGCGGCCGAGGAGAAACCGCGCTTAAAGCGTTCGCCGTAAGAGCGGCCGTCTCGCTCGGCCTGCCGCTGGTCAACCTTGGGGTGCACAGTGATGTTGTCGGCGCGCGCTGCGGCCCGCCGAATGCCCTCGTAAACCCGACTCGTCTCAGGAATAACTGTCAGGTAGTACGTTGCCGCCACTGCGCCCCCTACTTGCGTTTGTGCTTTTCACGCCAACGCTTTTCGCGTTCGGCGCGCATTTCTAGGAACTTGCCGACCGTTGTCTTGGTCGCCACGGTCGAGCCGACAGAGACGTACTCGCTGTCGCCGGAACCCTTTTCGTCGTCGCCAGGCCGCGGGAACGGCTCGGGCACGTTGCGCGCGGGCTTCTTCTGCGCGTCCTCAGTTTTCTGCCACAGCCCGACCCGCAGCGCGTCGATGACGTGCGCGAGCAGGTAATCGGTTGTATTCCAGCCCTTTTCAAAGGCGTGAAACACGGCCGTACCCGGCGGCGAGGCGAAAATGAATGCGTACAGATCAGCCCACGACAGCGTGCCGTCGTCGAACTCGCGGCCTGCGGCGATCAGATCCCGGCGTATCGCGTCCTCTACCTGCCGCGTCGCCGCGCAGACCTGCGAGATTTTCCCTCGATCAGCCCGCCATCCTTGCCCCAGCCCTCGACAAAGTCATTCCACGGCTTCTCGTCGAGGCTGTCGAGGATCTCGAGAGCGCGCTCGCTGGCGTGCATCTCGATGAGCGCGAACGTGCGCTCAAGGTCGGACAGGTGCGCGTGCTGCCGAATCCATCCCGGCGGGGGCTTGCGCAGGCACCGCTTGACGGCGATCGTTGCGCCCTCGGGGAACTCGGCGACGCCGTAGTCGGGGTCGAACTGGTCGGCGTCGAACTGTCCGACGAACAGCTCGGTGCCCTCGGGGTAGTCCTCGGCCCACTCGTCTGCGATCGACGCGCGCTCGTCGGCGTCGGCCTCGACGGGCACGATCTCCTGGTCGTCGTCGACAACCTCGGGGTTGGTCTTGGTCTTGGTCGCCATGCTGGTATTGCCTCCTGTGATTGTTTCCTGGTGTGTCCCTGGTGTGTTCATGCGGTGAGAGCCCCCGCGCGCCACCAGGAAAACGCGCGGGGGCCGGTACACGGGGCGTCGAGCGCCTAGACGCCGACGGTCACGCCGTCGTCGCTGTACTGCACGACGTGGTTGCCGTCGGTGCCCTTGAGCACCTTGAACGTCGGCTCAAACGCCATCGGGGCGTTGTGCACGAGCTTGATATCGGCGAGCGCGGAAAGCTGCGCGATCTGTGCGACCTGCCGAATGATCTTGTCCTCGTACACCGAATCGAGCACCAGGCTGCACCGCTTGGGCAGCTTGGAGTTGATGAGCACCTTCATGCGGGCGCCGTGCGCAGCGGTAGCCGCCGCGGTGGACACGTTGCCGTCGCCGAAGATTGCGACGTTCACCTCGGGCGAGAGCACCTGAAACAGCGACATGCTGTACTCGATCGAGAACTTGTCGCGCAGCGCGCCGATCTCGTCGCCGCCCCAGACCTCGATCGGGGTCGTCTGCGAGTCGATCTTGATGGTGACACCATCGGCCGAGACGAACCCGAGGTTCTTGAACGCGGCGGCCAGGGGCTCGTCGACGTCCTCGGGCAGCTCGGTGCCGAACGGTGCGAACCACAGGCCGCCGACGGTTTCCAGATCCGACGGCGAGGCCGCGAACACCTTGGAAGCGTCGCCGAATGCCGTCGGTGCGGGTGCGGTCATATTGCGCTCCTATCTGCCCGCGGCGTGCGGGCACTGTGAACACCCCCGAACCCGACTGGCTTGAGGGAGGTATGAATTGGTGAGTTAGCTAGCTGGCGCGGCGATATCGCATCGCCGCAGGTAAGGGCCATCGCCGGCAGTTGGCCGGCGAGGTTGCTACGCCTCGGGGCGCAGGCCGATCGTCCAGAACACGGCCGACTGCATCCCCGCGAGCGGCACGCGCCTGTCGTCGAGGTCGGCCGGGCCGTACTCGTGCGTGGCGCCGGTGATCCACACCGCGCCCTCGTCGGGCACGACGACGAGCTTGTGCACCGCGTGCAGCAGCAGCCGGTGCAGCAGATCGGCGTTGCGTTCTAGCCGCACGAGGTCGCTGTCGTACACCCGCACGCGAATGAGGCTGTGCTGCAGGAACACGTCGGTGCTCGTGCCGGGCCGCGACAGCAGCGCGTACGACACCGGCTCGCCGTCGGGCACCTCGCCGCCGACGGGCAGCGGGTTGCCCCGTGCCGCCAGCTCGTCGAGCAGGTACCGCCGTGCGGCCGTCAGTGGGCCAACAGGGGGCACGAGGACAGTCACGACGGCCCCAGCTCTGCCGACACCTGCATGAGCGGTGCGACGTCATCCTCGGCCGCGATCGCCTCGCCGGAATCGGCGCGCACGAACGCCCGCGCACGGTCGCGGCTGTGCGCCGGGACCATCACGTAACCCTCGCCCGCGCCGTCGATCTCGGTCTGCGCGTCGGCCTTGCGTGCCGCACGGTCGCGCAGGTCCGCGGCGATCCGCTCGACCTCGGCCTTGATCTCGGGTGTCGTGCGGATATCGCGGTGCTCGCTGAACGGCATGTCAAGCGGTCGGTACGGCACGCTTCACCACCTTTCGCAGCGTCACGCGGTAGCCGGGCGTGAACCCGAACGGGCCGAGGTTGTAATCCTCGGGCTCGCCGTGCACCACGAACTTGCGCCCGCGGGCGTCGAGCACCTGGTCGTCGTGAGCCCAGTCAGGCTCGGGCGTGACCATCGTGTACTCGACGGTCACGAGGTCGGCGTCGGCCGCCGCAGAGCCGGGCTCGTCGACCCGACTCCGCAGCGACACGACGAACCGCTCGCGCGTGCGGGGCTCGGTCTTAACCTGCCCCGCAGCGTTCTCCCCCACCTTGACGAACGTCGTGTGCAGCACCCTGTGCGTCGCGGGAAACATTCAGTACCGCTCGCTTCCCATCGACACCGACGACATGCCGCTGCGGTACGGCCGCAGCCGCGCCTTGAGGGCAGCCGTCAGGTACGGCCCCGGCGACGTCCCGCCGGGCGTGAACGTCACGCCGAACCCGTCAGCCGACAGGCTTTGTGTCTCAGGCAGGATCGCCGTCGGCCGCGTCAGAAACGCCGCCGCCATCTCCGCTACCACTCGACTGATCGGCCCCGGTGTCGGTGTCGCCACCTCCGACGGGAACAGATACCCCGTCACCAGATCCCCCGCGGACTGCAGCAGCTCGTCGGCCGCCGCCACGTCCAGACCCTCGGCCAGCTCGGGCCGTCCCATTGCCCGCAGCGCGGCGCGCAGTTGCTCCGCTGTCGCCAGCATCGTCGGCCCCCTCGTCGTCGGCTTGGCACTCGGTCCAGTTGTCGTCACCCGCGACGAGCGCAGCCACCGTGGTGCCGGGTAGCACCGTGATGACTGCGCCCGTCTGGCTGTGCCGTACGCGCACTAGGGCGTGACGTCGGGGGTGATGACGCCGACGGGCGTCTTGTTGGCGCCCATCGCGGTCGCCGAGACGCCCAGCACGTAGGCGAACCGGGCCTTGAGGCGCAGGGCCACCATGTCGCGCTCGGCCAGGTTGATCTGGTTGTCACCCGTGCCGAGGGTGGCCTGATCGAGGAACTTGACGGTGATGTCCTGCCGCACGCCGATCTTGACGCGCGAGGCGTCGGCGACGATGCCGACGGCCTGCGTCGGATCCCATGCGCCGTTGCGGTTGAAGTGGGTACCGAACCCCAGGAACGAACCGTCACGGAACGCGAGGTTGCCGTCGGCGTCGCGGACGTTGGCGACCTGGTAGCGCAGCGCCAGGCTCGACAGCAGGGTGTCGGGCGCCCATCCGGCCATTGCGACCAGCTCGGCGACCTTGTTGGCCGAACCCACGAGGTCGCGCTCGTTGGCGACGCCCCCGACGTGAGTCACGGCCTGCCCCGCGCCGATCGCGGCCTGCACCAGCGCCGGGCTCACCCACGATGCGGGCTTGTCGATGCCGAACATGACGGCCTGATCGAGCTTCTTGCCGATCGCCTGCCCGCCCAGCTCGGCGACCTCGGTCAGGATCGCCACGGTGGCGTCGTCGATCACGTTCTCGTGCACCGGGATGATCACCGCGATTTCCTCGGCGACCAGCGTGCGGTTGGTCCACGTGACCTTGCTCTGCGGCTTGACGCCCTCGGCCTCGGTCGCGGACTCGCCGACCCAATCGGCCTCGGGCAGGGTCGCCAGCACCGGCAGGTGCGTGGTCTTGGTGCCCATGTTCACGTTGGTGAACGCGGACAGGACGGTGCTGCCCTGCTTGGCAGCGGCGAGCAGCGTGTCGCTGTATGCGTCCTGGATCAGACCAGCGACCTCGGCGCGCGAAATGTCAGCCATTGTGGCTCCTATTCAGTTGTGGTGAATCAACCGCCGAGGCCGTTCCTCGCGCGGAAGTGTGTAAGTCGTGCGGGTGTTACTCGCCAGAACGCAAGCGGCGCAATGCCTCTGCGGCCCGCACCTTGGGATCGGTCGAGTTGGCATCCGAGCCAGTCGCACCGCTCTTGAGGCTGCCGCCGCCACCGGCGGGGTTGCGTCGCTGCTGCTTCTTCTCCGGTGGCGCCTCGCCGCCGGTGTGGCTCTCGCGCCAGGCGATCAGCGCGTCAGCCGAGGCGATCAGCTCGGCCTCGGTCTTGCCGGTGAGCGACGCGACCGGGACGACCTTGCCCTCGCGGTTGGCGACACGATCGCGCAGCGAGGTGAACTCGACTGTCTCGGCGCGCTTCTCGGCGGCCTCCGCGCGCTCGATCGCCTTCTGCAGCTCGGTCTTTTCGCCGTCCTTGATCGTCTGCAGCTCGCTCGCCGCGGTCTGCAGCGGCGCGAGCAGAGCGTCAAGCTCGGCCTGCGTGTACGTCTTGCCCTCGCCGCCGGTGGGCGCGTCGGGCTTGGCGGCGTGCTTGCCGCCCTCGGGCTTGGCCTCGGGCTTGCCGCCCTCGGGTGCGTCGGGCGTCTCGGGGGCGTCAGTCTCGGCCATGTCGTACTCCTATTCGGTTGTGGTTCTTGCACTTACCCGCGGTCGGCGGGAATCCTGTTGTGCGCCTATCCGGCGCCAGGCCCCCGCAGGAATGCCTGCCGCGCGGGGCTGCGGTTGAGACGATCGAGCAGCATCGTGCGGTACCCGAGGCGCCACATACGCGCCTGAATGCCGCTGCCTGCATAGGGGTTTGGGTCGCCCGGTGCCGCTGCGCGCCCCTCATTGCGCGCAGCGACCACGGCGTCGCGGTCGATCACTGCAGGTAGTCCTGCGTCATCGGGTTGCGCCACTGGCTACGGCCGTCGAGCACCGACTGCTTAAACGCCATGAACGTGATACGCCCGTGCTCGTCGAACCACTGCGCGATCTCCTCAGACATGTACTTGCGGGCGTCGCGGTCGGACATTGACCACAGCCGCGCCGGGTCGATCGTGTTCTGGTACTTGGCTTTGACCATCACGCCGTTAGTCGCGTCCTCGGCCGCCGCGTACTGCTCGTTAGCCAGCTCGCAATACTTGTTGGTCACGGCCTTGGTAAACGTCTTGCCGCCGTTGCCCTCTCGCTCCATCTCGCGCATGAAATTGCGGCGGCGCACCGTGTCGACTGACTCGCCGAACGCCTCGGCCTCGGCCTCGTCCTCGTTGTACCCCTGCTCCATAAGCTCGCCCATGCGATCCCACTTCGCATTTTTGGCGGCCTCGGCCGCGGCGGCTTTCGCGTCCCTATTCGCCTGCGCTGCGGCGGCTTTCGCTGCGGCCTTCTCGGCTGCAGCAGCCTCGCGCGCCTCGATACGATCCATCTCGTCGACCAGCTTGTCGATCCGAGCCTCGTCGCCGACCTCGACCGCGGCGTTTAGCTCGGCCTCAACCATGTCGAGCGTTCGCTTGACGCGCTTCGCCTTTGGCGCCTTGACGACCGGCTCGTCGGGCACGAACACCCGTTGAAGCTCGGCCTCGACGTTCTCCCAGTAGGCCACCGCGTGCCGGTGCTCGTCCTCGGCGTCAAGCCACTGCCCGACTCGGTGCAGCTTCTCGCGCTCCCCCGCGCGGGTTTCCATCCGCTTGGCGATCGCGCCGGGCTTGAGTAGCACGCCGTCGGCATCGCGCGAGACGGCCTGATAGTCGTCGAGCCAGTCGTGCACGTACGCCGGGGGGTCGTAGGTCTGCCCGTCGCGCAGCGGGACGGCCAGGCACTTGCAATGGTCGTGCCCGGCTGCGTCGAGGTCGTTGCGGTGCCCGTGCAGCGCGGTGTACTTGGTGCTGTACAGCCCCGGTGCGCCGGTGTCCTCGTAGGTGAGCGATCGGGTGGCGAGCATCCGGCAGAACCCGCAGGCGTTGGCCGAGGCGTACCGCACCCACTTGACGCCCTCGCGGGCCACGTTGTCGAGCACCGTGCGGCGGGACTGCCCGAACACGGCCCGTGTCGACGATCCCCGCAGGGCGCGCAGCGGGTCGGTCTGCAGCAGCGACCAGCGGCCGTTAGCGCCGAGCTGGCGAGGATCGGGCAGGGCCGCCGCCTCGGCGACGTACCCCTCGACACCGCCGGGCTGCTCGGCGTACCACTGCGACGTCAGCTCGCCAGCGGCGCCGAGGAACGGATCGACGAGCGCCGGGTAAGCGTCGGTGATGAGCGCCAGGCCCTCGCGCTGCGAGGCGTCGGCGAGGCGCGGCACCAGAGTGTCGATCGCCCCGCCAACGCGGCCCGCCAGCTCAGCGAGCGCCCCCTGCAGTTCCGGTACCGCTGTCGTCATCGTCGCCCCCGTCGTCGTCGGCCTCGTCGTCGTCGACCACCTCGTCGACCGGCGGGGTTTCCGGCAGTGCGCCGGGCTTGGCGGCGAGCAGCGCGTCGACCAGCGTCTTGGTGCTGCCGGTGCGCATCGCGTCCTTAATCGCCTGAATGACTTGCTGTGTCATGCCCGGCACCATTGGCAGCAGGTACTCGATCGGCACGCCGACCTGCGCGAGCTTGACCACGCCGTCGACCACCGCGCCGAACGAACGGGCCTCGGTGTCGCGCCAGATCACCTCGGCGGCCGGATCGACGACTGTGCTGCTGTCGTTGTCCATCTCGACGGCCAGGCGCAGCACTTGCTCCCACGACTCGCCGAAACTCTCGCGCTTGTTGGCGAGCTTGAGCTGCTCGCGGTGCTCGGCCGCCGCGAGGGCGTCGGCCGAGACGTTGATCAGCTTGACCTGTGACGGCGATATCTGCGCTTCCATCACGACGTGCTGCACCATCTCGTCGAGCACGGAGTTGTACGGCTCGACCGAGGCCGGTGGGAACGCCTGCGCCTTGACCTCGGGATCTTCAAATGTCCAGACGCGCAACGCCGATGCCTTGAGCACCTCGTTTTTGCTGCCCGTCCATCCGCTGATCACACGCTGCGGGTTGGCGCCGAACCGCGACACGATCAGCCGGTCGAAGTTCACGCAATTGATGGCGCGCTGCATCCCGATCAGCGGCTCGATCTCGCCGACGATCATGTCGTCTGCGTCGCGGTCGTTGATGAACCGCACCACAGGGCACACGGGCTCGCCGTCGGCCGTCGCATTGTGCGGGATGACGTCGACCACGGCCTGCAGCGTCACGGGCTTTGTGCCGATCTCGGCCTGCCCCACCGACGTCGTAGGCAGCGGGCCGAGGTCAAGCTCGTACATGTACAGCTCGTCGTACAGCACCCCGCGCAGGTGCGGCTTGGCGTCCTTATTCGACACCCACGTTTCCAGCGCGTACTGCGGCCACTCGTCGAGCACCGGGTCGTCGTAGACGGCGATCAGGCGCCGCGGTGTGCGGCAACGGATCTCGGGGCGCCCGTCGACACCGGGCGTCACCACGACGTACGCGACGCCGTACTGCACAGCCGGTCGGTGCACCTCGGCCTGCCGGGCGTCGAGACGGTTGGCCTGCCAGATCCCCCACGCGGGATCGTTCTGCTGCGCGGCGATCGTGCGGTACCCGACGACGGACAGCGATTGCGCGAACGAATTGCGCACCATGCGCAGCACGTTCTTAATCGACATGCCCGCAAGCTCTTTCACCTCGTCGCTTGCCTCGTCGGGCACGCTCGGCTTGCCGCGCTCCCCCTTGACGTACTCGTAGATCCGATCGAACGTGCCGCGGTCGCCGAGGTGCATCGCGTACATGTCGGCGACCACCTTGCCGACGTCGCCCTCGGCGAGCCCGTCCTCGGGCCACTGCACCTCGTCGTCGTCGAGCACCTGGTCGTCGGCGTACGGCTGCGGAATGACGGCCACACGGCCCCCTCTCAAACGAACATCGCGCCGCCGCTAGAACGCTTGGGCGCGTCGAGCGCACCGAACAGCGCCAACGTGACGGCAACTAGTGGATGGATTACGCACGTCGGGTCGCGCCGATCCCAACCCCAGCCGCCCGCGTCGCGGATCGGCCGTTTCTTCGCACCCTTGAGCGCGTTTGTGAGGTCGGCCTGCTCGCCGTGAGTCAGGTTGTCGCCCTTGACGTTGTTCTCAAACAGGCCGCACGCCTTAGCCATATCGCCAGCCGTGGACACGCGGACCTTGCACCGGCGCCGCCGCAGCTCGGGCACCATCGCCGCCGCGGGACTCGCGCCGTCGATGATCACGGGGATGCGTCGGCCAGCTCGGGCCTCGATCCAGTTGAGGGCCGCCGCGGTGTCGTCGCCCGCCCAGACCTGCTCGACGTGACGCCCCTCGTCGGGCATGAACCAGCACGCGCCGATCGACAGGGCACCACCGTGCGACATGTCGACGCCGAGGGCGTTGGGCTTGAGCCCCGCCGCCGGGCCGAGCGGGTCGCCGAGGTCGCGCCACACGGCTGCCTTGATCACCGCGCTGTGCACGGCGATCTTGTCCCAGATCCCCATTGCCTCGCGCCTAAAGCTGTCCTCCGACAACGCTTTGCGCATACGCATGATCGACCGCAGCGACGTGCGGTGCGGGTAGCTCGGATTCATCCGGCGGTACTGCGTCTCGTCGTCGGGCTTGGCGTCCTCGTCGGCCGATATCTCGACGTACGCAACGTCGTCGCTGTCGCCCTCGATCGCCTCGGTGCGCAGGTTGCTGAACACCTCGCCGGGGTCGGTGGGCTTCGGCGGCGTGCCCGCGAACAGGATCAGACCGTTAGGCGACGCATTGGTCGCCGGGATCATGTCGTCCATCGCGTTCTCGGTGAGGATCTGCGCCTCGTCGAAAATGAGCACGTCGACCTTGGCGAACCCTCGACCAAAGCCCTTTTCACGGGCGCCGAACAGGATGCGCGAGCCGTTGACGAACAGCACGGCCTCTTTGCCGTTGCCGGTGAGGATCTGCTGCACGTGCGGTGCGATCTGCTCGCGCAGCGCGAGCGCCTGCATACTCTTGAACGTCTCGGCCGCGGTGCGGGTGCGGTGCGCCGTCCAGATCACCGTTGTGCCGGGCGTCATCTTGCACAGCGCGAACACCAGGGCGCCGAGAAAGTACGTCTTACCCGTCTGCCTCGGTACGGACATGGCGAACATGTCGGCGGCGTACAGGCCGTCGGAACGCTTGGCGCAGACCAGCTTCCCGAGGTCGTCCTGCCACTGATCGAAGTGCAACCCCATGTTGACGTTGCACTCGTGGCGCACACCGGGCCACGACGTCGAAACGATGCCCTCGGGCTTGACTACGTGGCGAGCGACCTCGGAAAGCCTCGGCTCACAGGTCCGAACCATCGAACGGCTCGTCTGCCGGGGCCTCGGGCTTGCCCTCGCCAGCCTCGGCGCGCTGCAGCTCGATCGTCTCGATTTCCTTGCTGATCTCCATGAGCCGACGGCTCAGCGAGGCGAGGTCGCGCGGGGGCGTCTCGTCGTCGAACACGGCGCCGCTGATACGGGTGCGCAGTCGGCGCAGCTCGTCGAGCCGGGTCGTCTTGGCGTCAGTCACGAGGGCCACCGCCAGCCAGCACCGGGCACACCTCGCCGTGCGCCTGCGCGCGGTCGGCCAGATCCGGTGTCGTCACGCGAACCTGTGCGGTCGTCGCCTCGGGGTCCGGCTCGGCGACCTCAAACCCGAGCGACAGGGTGATCGGCTCACCGCAGGCCGGGCAAGGTACCTCGACGGTCGTCGGTGCGCGCATGATTCACTCCTGTTGCTGGTCGGTGGGTTAGCTGGTCGCGGTCGCTCGGTCGATTGACGTGCGACGACTCGATTGCCGGCGGGTTAGCCGGGCTCGAGAAATGCGGGCTCCGCAGGGGTCGAACCTGCAACCGGCGGCTTTGGAGACCGCTGCTCTACCAATTGAGCTAGAAACCCTGGTGCGCCCCGACCGGAGCGGACACACTCACGCGCGGGCCGGGGCGAGCTGGTGGGACTACGTGCGCGGCGGCCAGTTCCAGCAGCCGGGCGTCGGCACCTCGGCGTGCCGCACCGCGGTGTTGAAGTACATGCCCGTCGGGTTGAGCACGCACAGGCTCACGTCGCCGTGGTCGAGCACCTCGGTGACGATCGCGGCGCGAGGCTCGGGCAGGAACTCGCCGCCGGGCGTGCCGTACGACTGGTAATGAACGATGCGGCCGACAGTCGGCGACATGCGATACCCCCTCAGAATGGCGGCGGGGCGCTGTGCCGCCGCAGCTCGTAGACGTGGCCGAGCGGGCTAGCGAGCAGCGTCGGCATGATCTCGTCGTACATGCGCTCGCTCAGCGGCAGGCACGACTCGTCGAGCACCAGGACGTCGAGGGCGAACCCGCGGCCGGTGCAGCCGCGCGGCGAGATTGCGACGGCGTTGTCGAGGCCAAGCTCGGCGATGATCTCCTGTGATCGGCCCTTGCCGCCCGAGACGACGCCGACGCGCGGCTTGCTCAGCACGAGGGCCGCTCGCCGATCGCAAACGAGTAGATCGGGCCGCCGGGCGCGGGCTGCGTCTCGGTGCCGTCCACGAACGCGGCCAGCTTGCGGGCCGTGGCGAGCACGTCGTCGCCCAGGCCGATGCTGTCCTCGTGCATCCGCACGGCGAGCTGGCTGCACGCGAGGCGCATCTGCCGATCGCTGTCGCGGGCCTCGGCGTCGAGCACCTTGTCGGCCGCGAGTGTCTTGTCGGTGATGCGCTGCTCGGCGTCGGCGACGCGCTGCTGCAGACTGCGCACGGGGGCTCCTGTCGGGGTCGGCGCCAACGCGGCGCGGGGAAAAAAAGCCGGGGAGAGACGACCGCAT